GTGAGGTGCTCCGCGTGTAACGCGGCCTCGGTGCCGGCGTCCTCCGACCCGGACCTCGGGTCGAACGAAGACCGTTCGGTGCACCGGTTCGTTGCGAGGGCCCCCAGCGGCCACTGCGACGACCGGCCGCATCTGCTCTGCCTTGGCTGCGTCAAGCTACTGCGCAGCCTCGGGTGGCAAGTGGACGTGGTGGTGGAGGGGTGAGGATGGATCTCGCGAAGGACATGGGCCCGGACGCCCCGATGGTCGTCCACGAGAACGGCAGCAAAGAGAGCCTCTGCCCGTTCGCGCTCGACGTCACGCCGCGGGCGATTGCAGAGATCATGCATCGCATCAACTGCGAAGAGGCAGACTGGATCGACGACGTGCGCGACCACGTACTGGATCACCTCGCGCACGGACTCGGGACGGGCGACGTCGCCGGCCTCGCGAGCGCGCTCGAAGAGCTCCTCGTTCAGTTGCCCGAGCGCTCAATGGGTCTCTCAATCCTCGAGATCGGCCGCGTCCTGAAGCACGGCGAGGACAAGTACGGTGACGACCGGAACTGGCGCGGTATCCCCGTGCGCCAGCACCTCCGTCACGTCCTGGCTCACCTGTTTGCGCACGAGGAGCTCGATCGCAGCGAGGGTGAGTGGGGCCACATCTACCGCGCCTGCTCTCGGCTGCTCTTCGCAATCGAAATCGAGCTGACCGAGGCGGAGGCGCGCCCGGACGTCCGCCGCAACTGCGTGCCCGGAGAGCGTCCGTGATGAAGTCGAACGGCCGCGACACCAACGCCACGCCGATCGACGGCGTGCGCGCAATCCGCGGTTGCGACTCGGGCCTCGCGCTCCTCTGTGCGATCCCCGGCAACCCGCCGCGCGAACTCTGGGTACCCCACTCGGTGATCATGGACGACTCAGAGGTCTTCGAGCCCGGGCACGAAGGGCAGCTCGTGGTCAAACCATGGTTCGCGTTCAAAGAAGGACTCGCGGACTACTGAGCGCGGCCGCGCGCCGCGGGAGATGACAATGTCGACATCCAAGGGAACCAACAGGCAGGCCGAGCCAACAACCGTGGCGGTCTCTCTGCGCACGATCCGCGGCGAGGTAACGGCGACCGATCTCCTCTCGCTCGTCGGAGTAGAGAAGGTCTGGCTCGACGAGGAGCGTGGGCGCATCTGCGCGACGATCAACGGCGAGGACTTCACTGTCGTCGAAAACGACGCCGCCGCGCAGGTCGTCCGCGCCGCGAACTCCGTCGGCCAGCTGACGCGCGTCGCGAAGCTCGCGGAGATCGGCCAGGGGAGGCCAATCGACGACATCTACATTCACCCCAGCAACAACGCCGCGAACGACAAGTTCGTCGCCGGGGCCCGCGGTCGCGGACTCCTGATCGCGGAGGGCCAGGGCAGCTCCTACGAGGCGGCGTTCGACGACCTCGAGAAGCGGCTCCTCGCGGGCCTCAACAAGGACACCGACAGCCTCCGTCGCCAGATCGAGGAGCGCGAGGCCGCGGTCAACGCGGCGCTCGGGGTCGCGTCATGAAGCCCGTCAAGCGCCCGCGGCGAGACAGCATGACCGTGAGCGCGATCCTGCGCTCCTTCGGGCAGCGGCACCCGTTCTTGCCGCGTTTTCAACCAAGGGGGAAGGAACCCATGAAGAAAATCGTTGCAGCACTCGCCCTCGTCCTCGCGTGCGCCCTGCCGGCGTTCGCCAAGCCGACCGAGAAGCAGTGCCAGCCCGCGCGGCAGCGCGCCAACGCGATCGTCGAGGGCGCGAAGAGCCGCGTTCCGGAGGCGGACCGCAAGGCCTTCAGCGAGGGCTGGTACCGCGAGCTGAAGGAGGACATCGCGGACGCGATCGTTCCGGGCTGCAGGACGCCGCGGCAGTAGTCGCGGCTACGGGCGGCCGCGCCTCGCGCGATTATGCGCACGCGGGGCGCGGCCAGCCGCGGTGGTGGTGGAGGTAGGGATGAATTCGATCGTTCGGAACGCAGTCTGGGTGCTCGCGGCCGTCGCATACGGATGCACGGGCCGCATCATGCGCCCGCTGATCTCGATCGAAGACGCGGCCGCCGATGCGGACAAGGCCCGCGCGTTCGCCGACGCCCTCGTGAGGGACTGGTGAATGTACCCCGGGATGGGCGGCCTAGCGCCACCGTGGACGCCGCAGACATCGAGCGAGCCGCCGACGCTTCCGAATCCGTCGGCAACGAACGACAACAAGCTCGCGCTGGAGCAGATGCTCCAGATCGTCCGGACGATGAAGCCGGCCGATCGGATCCTGCTCTACAACCTCTTCAATCGCGAGGATCACAACTGCCGCGTGGAGAGCAATCCCACGCTGGAGTGGGAACGCCGGCGAGCGAAGGCGCGCGGGACGACGAAGTCGTGAGCGCGCTTGTGCAGTCGCTGCTGTTCTTCGCGCCGACGGACGAGGGGCGCGCGACACTTCGGCGGGAGCTTCGACGATGATCCGCCTACTCGACTGGATCGCCGAGAGACTGCTCGAGCGCGGCAAGCGCACGCCCTACTTCCACCTCGACGGATACATGGAGCGCTACTGGATCTGGCGCTCGAAGGGCACCGTCAAGAACTACAAGGGTGAAGACTCGCCGCGCTTGAGCGCTCGCATCCACGTGATCCTTCGCTCGGACGACGACCGCGATCACCACGACCACCCCTGGGACTACTGCACCCTGATCCTGCGCGGCGGGTACTGGGAGCATCGTCCCGGAATGCCGACTCGCTGGCACGGACCGGGGGGGGTCGGTTCTGTTCCGCCGCGCCGAGTCCCTGCACTGGCTCGAGCTCGCTGGCGGTGCGCCGACCACGACCCTCTTCGTCCACGGCCCGAAGCGCCGGCGATGGGGATTCCAGACAGCCAACGGCTGGGTGCACTGGAAGAACTACCACACCGTCCTCGAGCCGGACGGAGAGAGCGACTGATGCCCGCCCCTACCCTCGCCTGGGCCTTCGACGGCGACGGCGTGGCGATCGGCGACGAGTATCGCTTCGAGCGTCACACCGCGGAGTCGTGGGCTAACCTCCTGCGGCGTGCCGTCAAGCAGCTGCGCCGGGACGGAATCGGCACTTACGTCATCGAGCCGTACGCGGCGCGCGCGAAGTCGGGGCGCCTCCTTCTCCTCCCATGAATGACCACCAGCGAGAGATCGATCGCAACCGGTGTGCGACGTGCCGATACTTCGAGCGATCGCGCACAAAGCCGCACTTTGGCCGCTGTCGGCACCCGTGGGTGTCACGACCGGAGTCCGTGGACCTGCGCGAGGCGGACAACCGGATCGTCGTCGTCATGGGCGGCGACATGGTCGTCGGCGAGCGCTTCGGCTGCATCCACCACGCGAGCGCCGCATGAAGTCACACGACGCCGTCCTAGTCCGGAACGCCATCCGCAACGTGCGCCCGCGACGTAATGGTCAACCGCGATGGGCAGCAGTCGCCGACACCCTAGCCGTCGGGAGCACGTACGCCACCGACCTTTGCCGGCGATTCGCGCTCGACCCGGACGAGCTGCTTCGTGCCGACGGAACGACGTACCGCCACGACGGGCGTCCGAGGAGATTGCCGTGAAAGATTCACAGAACGCCGTCAAGCAATTCCACCAGGCCTTCGACCTGACGATCGGCGACACGCCGATGATCCGCGAGCCCGAGCTTCGCGCGACACTCATCGACGAGGAGGCCAACGAGACCACCTACGCGATCATGCACGGGGATCTCGTCGGGGCCATCGACGGCATGTGCGACCTGATCTACGTCGTCCTCGGCACCGCCGTCGCGTTCGGGATCGACCTCGAGCCGTTCTTCTGGGAGATTCACCGAAGCAATATGTCAAAAGTTGGCGGCACTAAAAATGCGCTCGGAAAACTAGTCAAGCCTCCGACCTACTCGCCGCCCAGAATTGCGCAACTGCTTAAGTCCGCGCGAGGTAGCTCTCGATGAGTGGCGGACTATGTAGATGCGGCTGCGGTCAAGCAACCCGCATCGCAAAGAAAACCAGCGCGCGTGCCGGCACTCGCAAGGGGAAGCCGGTGGACTATATTAGTGGCCATCGCCCAATTATCAGGCGGGAGATCACCATCTCTTGCGAGAAGTGCGGTCAATCGCGGGTTACTAGGTCGTCATTAGCTCGACTATGCGTGCGGTGCCTGTCGGCCGGGAGGCGCGAACAAGACCGCCAAAAACAAAAAGAAAGGCGCGCAAAGAGCGGCCATCGTGAGAAGTACCGAGCATGGTGCCTTCAGTCGAAGTACGGCCTCACTATCGAAAAGTTCAACGACCTACTTGCCAGTCAGGGTGGGTGCGCAATTTGTCATTCCCAAACACCGCGATGGAACAAGGACTGGCACGTTGACCATGACCATAGAACTGGGGCGGTCCGCGGGATTCTTTGCAGTAGATGCAACGTTCTCATTGGATTCGCCGGAGAAAACGCCGAGAATCTAGAAGGGGCCGCCGAATACCTTCGACTCCATGGCGCAAAGACGGGTATGGCCGCGTGAGACCGAAGGCGCACCCTAGCTACGGGGTCTACCTGACGCCGTACTGCGACGACTGCACGGGGGCAAACCTTTGCTTCGAATGCCGCAAGTGCTCGGAGACCATCACGTACATCGAGCTGAACGGAACGCGCGAGCAGTACAACAGAATGCACGAACTCTTCATTAACGACGCCGATGAATACATTCGTCGTGCGTCCAATCGCGCGCCGGCCCCATTCCTGAACGCGCTCACCGCGATCTACGACCACGACGAACAGGCGCACCTCGGCGCCGAGCTCGGGGCGCTAAATTGATCACGCTCCGCGAATATCAGCAACGCGCCCTGTCGAACGTGCGTGCCGCGATCAGTGAGCGTGGCCAGCGGCGCGTCTGTCTCGTCGCGCCCACGGGATCTGGAAAGACGCTTCTCGGAACGTCGTGGCTCTCCGGCTACACGGGCGTCCGCGGCGCGCCTCTCCTGCATAATGACACCGGGCTCTGGATCGTCCACCGCCGCGAGCTCCTCACCGACGCCCGGAACGCGATCGCGCGAGTGATCGGCGGCAACTCGGTCGGCTTCGTCGGCGCCGGCGCCGAACCGGGCCACAACCCGCGGATCCGCGTCGCCACGATCCAGACGCTCCTCGCGCGCGGCGAGCGGCCGGCTGCGTCAAGGATAGTATTAGACGAAGTACATCATTTCGTGGCCAGCAACCTCTGGTCAACGCTCCTCGAGGCATACCCCGACGCCGCGGTCGTCGGCCTGACGGCGACGCCCGAGCGACAGGACGGCCAGGCTCTCGGTGACGTCTTCTCCGAGCTCGTGGTCGCGGCGCGCTACCCGGACCTTGTCCGCGAGGGGCACCTCGTCGACTGCCAGGCCTACGCACCGATCGCGGACACGGGCGCCGGACTCGCGCGCGATCCGGTCGAAACCTACCTCTCCCTCGGCCAGGGCGAGCGCGCGTTCATGTTCTGCACGCGCGTCGACGTCGCCGAGGACTTCGCGAAGCAGTTCTGCGACGCCGGCGTCGAGGCGCGCTGCATCTCGGAGCGCACAAGGTCGGGCGACCGGAAGGAATGGCTCGACGCCTTCACGGCCGGCGAGATCCGCGTGCTCACGAACGTCTACACGCTCACCGAGGGCGTCGACGTACCCGCGGCCCGCGTCTGCATCTTCGCGCGCAAGTTCAACCACGAGGGCCCCTATCTTCAGTGTGCGGGCAGGGTGCTCCGTCCGTTTCCAGGGAAGCCCGACGCCATCATCATCGACCTCATGGGCTCGGTGCTTCGCTTCGGGCTCCCGACCGAGGACCGCGTCTACTCGCTCGACGGACGCGCGATCCAGCGCGCGACGCCATCCCTCCGGCAGTGCCCGGAGTGCGGCGCGGTCTATCCCGGCTCGCCTGCGGTCTGTGAGCGCTGTGGCTTCGCCTTCCCGCCGCCCGGCTCCGAGCCCGCGCCAGCGCCGCGGATCTACGACATCGAACTCAAGCGCGTCTTCGCCGGCGGCGCGACGCCGGACGGCGCAAAGCAGCGCGAGTGGATCCGCCTCGCCGCGCTCTGTCGCGAGCGCGGCTGGGATCTCACGTGGGGCGTCAAGGAGTACCAGAAGCTCTTCCCGGAGGAGACCCCCGAGCTCGCCGAGGACGAGCGCCGACAGATCTTCCGCGACCTCGTCAAGTTCCAAAACGAGCGCGGCTACAAGAAGAGTTTCGCGGCGGTGCGATTCAAGTCCCTGCTGGGCAAGTGGCCGCCGACCAACTGGATCAGAGAGGAGCTTGCTGCGTGAGCCTAGCTACCTACGACGACGGCCTCGACGAGTTCATTGACAATGTTCTCCAGCGCGAGGCGGAAATCGAGCGCGTCCCCTACCACCGTCCGCAGGGTGACGTCCGAAGCGTCGAGTTGCCCGACCTGACGCAGGAACAGCAAGATGCGCTCGACATCGCGCTCACGCTCTCCCGTCAGCGTCGCATCACAACAATCGGCGGCCTCGCGGGCACGGGGAAAACCGTGCTCGTCGCGCACGCGATCCGCCGACTCCGAAGTTGCCGCGTCGCCGTCGTGGCGCCCACGTGGAAGGCCGCGATGGTGCTCCGTGCGAAGGGGATCCCGGCGACGTCGGTGCACGCGCTGATCTACGGCAAGCCGCGGGAGTATGAGGATGCGCGCGGCCGGGCGTGTCTCGACTTCTCGGAGTCGCTCCGCCCGGAGAACGCGGCGAAAGCGGACATCGTCGTCGTCGACGAGGCGTCGATGCTCTCCGGTAAGCTCCTCGAGGATCTGCAGAAGCTCGTCCCGACGCTGATTCTCGTCGGCGACCACGGGCAGCTCGAACCGGTCGAAAACGACGGCGCAGCGAACCCAATCTTCAACCCGGACGTCCGCCTCGAGACGGTGCACCGGAACGCCGGCGAGATCGCTCACTTCGCGTTCCATCTCCGGAGCGGTCGGCGCGCGCGCGAGTGGGTCTCGACAACCGGTGCCGTGCGGCTCGTTCCGCACATCGACGACAGCATCCTCAGAAACCTCCGCGATCCCGAGTGGCAGCTGATCGTCGCCACGAACGCGTCGCGGCAGCGGCTGAACGCGAAGGCGCGCCATATTCACGGGCGCCACCCCGAGCTCGCCGAGAAGGGCGACCGCGTGATCTCCCTGTCGAACCGGCAGGGCGTCTACAACGGCGAGACGTGGCTGCTGGAGTGGATCAGCGCCGAGGACGGACGCGCGGAGCTGCGACGCATCGGTGACCCGCGCCTCCGGAACGTCTCCTACGCAGGTCTCCCGCGCCTCGAGCCCCCCGTCGACGAGCGGGCGGTCGTCAAGCTCGACTACGCGTACGCGATCACCTGTCACAAGGCGCAGGGCTCGGAGTGGCCCCACGTCGTCGTGATCGAGGCGCCGAGGATCCCGGGATGGACGCACGAGCGGTGGACGTACACGGCGGCGACACGGGCGAAGCGGAGCCTGTGGTGGGTGGCGCGATGAAGCCCCGCCGAATCATCCGCGAGCCCGGCCACTACGCCTGGGCGGTTGACTCCCGTCGCATCGAGATCTGGCGAAGGCCAGGACGGAGGTGGAGCTGGCGCGTCTGGTACGTCATCGGCAACGTCGACATCGACGGCGGATTCGAAAGCACTTTGCTCGCGGCGAAGATCCAGGCGTCGCGCGCGATCGTCAAAACGGCCGCCCTCGTTCCGTTTCGGCGACGCGTGGCGGCAGCACGATGACCGCAGGTCGCTCGGATGGGCCGCCGGTCGCAGTCTCTCGAAAGTAAGCGACCACCCCGCCGGCGGCGAGGCGTCGAAGCGCACGGCTCCGCGGGGGCCGTGCGCGACCTCGCACACGAGCTCGAGAGCAAGATCCAGCGCGACATCCGGATCGCCCTCGGCCGGGAGGTTGATCTAGCGGTGTTTCGGAACCAGACTGGCGTCGCCCGCTACGTCGACGCGACCACCGGCCGGGAATTCCGAGTCCCGTACGGGCTCGGAAAGGGCGGCTCGGACCTCGTCGGCATGCTCGCGATGAAGGTCACCCTGTACGGGGTGGAGGTGACGCTATCGCGCTGGATCGCGCTCGAGGTCAAGCAACCGGGAAAATATCCAACAGAAGATCAGAAGCGGTTCCTCCGGCTGGTCCGGCGGTACGGTGGTTTTGGGGCGGTGGTGCGGAGCGTTGACGAGGCCATGGCGGCGCTCGGTCGCGCGCGAGCTGGGGAATGCGAGTGAGTGAGGAGGCGAAGGGAAGGGTCGGTACCGAGATCCTCGCGACGGAGCTGGCGAAGCGATACGGGTTCTACGTCTTCCCGGTCTTCGAGTACGACAAGGCGAAGGGTGACTGCACGTGCCCGCACAACTCGAAGACGCGCGCGGAGACCGGGAAGTGCTCGAACCCCGGGAAGCACCCGGCGACCCCGAACGGATTCAAGGATGGCACGATCGACCCCGACCAGATCAAGGTTCTCTGGAAGAAGCGGCCGTTCGCGAACATCGGCATCTGGTGCAAGAACCTCGTCGTCCTTGACGTCGACATGCACAACGTCGACGGCATGGCCGCGCTCCGCGAGCTCGAGGCGAAGTACGGCAAGCTGCCCGAGACGGTGCAATCGCTCACTGGCGGCGGCGGCGTGCACTACATTTTCAAGAAGCCGGACAACGTCAAGGACAAGCTGAAACAGAAGGCGCTCGTCCCGGGCGCGATCGACATCCGCGGAGAGGGCGGGTACGTCGTCGCCCCGCCGTCACTGCACGCGAGCGGCAAGTACTACGAGTGGGAGACCGATCACCACCCCGAGGATCTCGAAATCGCGAAGTGCCCGGCGTGGGTCACCGATCGCCTCGCCTCGGAGGATCGCGAGTTCGAGGCCTCGCTCTCCGCCGTGACCGACGGCTTTATGGGAAAGGCCTTCCAGGCCGCCGGCTGGCTCGGAATCAACAGGGCCCCCGGCACCGCCGCGGTCCTCTGCCCCTGGCTGAGCGAGCACACCGTCGGCGAGGCGTACGACGGCTCGACGGTCGTCTTCGCCCCGAACGCCGGCGAGGTCCGCGGCTGGTTCCATTGTAGCCACAGCCACTGCTCGCACCGCACGCAGGCCGAGGTCCTCGAGCAGCTCCCCGCCCACGCGAAGCGCATCGCGACGGAAGTGACGCAGGCGCAAGCTCAAAAAGCCACCTCGGATTCTGACGCAACGGAGCTCGAGCCTGACTGGCGTCAGTCACTCCGCCAAAATGAAGAGCGGCGTGTGACGAAGGAGGCAGGCAACGCCGCCCTTATGCTCGCGCACCTCGACGAGTGGAAGGGTGTCTTTGCCTGGAGTGAGTTCGCGGACCGCGCGTACTGGACAAAGGCGCCGCCGCCAATCATCGGCATGAGGAAGCCGCGCACGCCCGGCTACTACGAAGACAAGCATACGACCTACGTCAAGCACTGGCTCTCACTCTTCAAGAAGCTAGCGCTCCCGAAGGAGTCCGTCCTCGAGGCGGTGATCGCCGCATCGCAAGAGAGATCATTTCACCCCGTCCGCGACTATCTGTCGTCCCTCGAGTGGGACCGCGAGCCGAGGCTCGACACGATGCTGGCCGCCTACTTCGGCGCTGAGCACACCGGCTACACCCAGCGCGTCGGCGCGGCGTGGATGATCGCGGCGGTCGCGCGCGTCTTCGACCCCGGCTGCAAGGTCGATACGATGCCGGTGCTGGAGGGCGACCAGGGTCAGGGCAAGTCGCAGGCCCTCCGGATTCTCGCGGGCCCCTGGTTCTCCGATCACCTCCCGTCGCTCGAGTCGAAGGACTCGCAGCTCACACTCTCCGGTGTCTGGATCGTCGAGTGGGGCGAGCTCGCCGGCATCTCGAAGCACGATGCCGAGCGCGTCAAGCAGTTCATCACGATCCAGATCGACCGCTACCGCGCGCCGTTCGAGCGCGTCACCGGCGATCATCCGCGTCAGTGCATCTTCGTCGGCACGTCGAACCACGACACGTACCTCCGCGACCATACCGGCAACCGGCGGTTCTGGCCCGTCCGGTGCCGACGCCTGAATCTCGCGGCACTGGAAAAGGACCGCGATCAGCTGTGGGCCGAGGCGGTGGCTCGATACCGCGCGCGCGAGCCATGGTGGCTCGACCGCGAAGGCCAGGAACTCGCCGGCGAAGAGCAGCAGGCGCGGCGCGTTCAGGAGCCCTGGCTCCCGTTCGTGGCGCAGTACCTGCGGGCGAAGGAGTGGGCGACCGTCGCCGAAATCCTGACCGAATCGAAGATCGCGATGGATCGCGACAAGATCACGCAGAACGCGATGACCTCGGTTGCGGCGTGCCTGCGCGAACTCGGGTGGATGCGCTACCAGCGGCGCATCGAGGGCGTGCGCGTCTGGGGCTACTCGCCGGCGTCGCTCGTCGGGAAACCGCTGCTGTAGGTCGCCTATTGACAATGTTCACAGAGTGGGCTAGCGGAGGGTGGAGGATGGACCGAGAGCGGCAACCCGTACGCGACGACGACACCGTAACGGTCGATCACCTACTCAACTTCAAGCCTCATCAGCTGGTGAGGTTCTGGTCAGACTTCGTAGCAGCCGCCGGTAACGGTATAGCCTCCGAAGCTGCCAGATGCCCAGGTAATGACTGGATAGGGCGAGGTCGGGCCGATCTTGAGTACATAACAGAGGGGCATTACCTGGCATTTCTTACTGCTCCAGTAACCGTTTGGGAATCTGAGATCTTCCGGGCCGCAACGCGCGGTGCGCAGGATTTGCAAGTTACACGGAAAGACAACGACGTTCGTGGTCTGGGCACTCAGTGCTGGGTGTTTCGCAATCCGATGAGACTCGGAGATTGCCTAGCCGACTCCGGACTGCCGCCCGGCGAAGGATTCGCGATCGGGCTTACTGTACTACCATCCGGAGAAACTAAATGCAGTCACCCGGTTTCAACCATCGGAATATGCCCAACGCCACTGAATGAGCCCCACCAAAACCGCTGTCCGATACTACGAATCACGTCCGTCATCTTCAGCACCAACACCGCACAGTCGGGCAATGACGTTTGGGCCGCATCCCAGTTCCTGAAAACCAAGGTCGCGCGTCGGGAGATTCTTGACCCCCCGCACACCACGAAGGCAGCAGCGCGCCGTCGAAAGAAAAGCGGGGTAGCGCTGCGCGAGGTGGCACAAGTTCGGCTGCTGCGTCGACTCGAAGAGCCCGAGGCTCACGAGGACGGCTGCTCGGCTGCTCGAGACTGGTCTTGCCGCTGGCTCGTTGGCGCACATTGGCGGAATCAGTTCTTGCCCAGCAGGGGCGACCACGAGCCGCGCTACATCGCGCCGTACGTCAAAGGCCCGGCCGACAAGCCCCTGCGCGTCCGCGGACGAAGCGTCTCAGCCGCCTCTCGGTGAAGAATGGTCTACCTGATCCACTTCGACCGGCCGCTCGCCCACGCGCAGCACTACCTCGGGTTCTCCGAGAATGAGGAGACGCTCGGGCGACGCCTCGAGCATCACCGCGCGGGAACCGGCTCGCGCCTCATGGCCGCGGTCGCGCGCGCCGGCATCGACCGGCGCGTCGTGCGAATCTGGCCCGAGGGCACCCGCACGTTCGAACGTGAGCTCAAGAATCGGCGCGACCGGGCGCACCTCTGCCCGGAGTGTCGCGCGTGGCGCGCTGCAGAGAAACGGATCTCGAAGCGGCGCGTGCGCTACCGGAAACGCGCCGCGAAGACGGCCGCACTGTCGCGCGAGATCCTACCGCCAGTGGTCGATGGCATTCGGAAGATCGCGGCAGGGCTGGGGGTGACGGCGTGAGGCGCTGGGCCTGGCTAACAGACGAGTCGAATCGTCCGTTCTTGGTCGACCTCGACGAGATCTCGGTGATCGAGCCCTGCGAAGTGTTGTGCCTGCCGAAGATCAGGGCGGGGATCGAGATGCGAACGGGGCGGCAGCGCCTGACGCGGCAATCGACCGGGGAGATCGCGCAAATGCTCGGGGCGCCGACACGCCCAATGCTGATCCCCGATCCGCCGCCACCGTTGCCGATGGTCGCGCCGGGAACGCTGGTCAAGCAGGGGCCGAAGCGCAAGCTGCGCCCGCTGTGGGATGCCGCGCTACGGAGTGCTCGTGAATATCTTCTTCTGGAGTGATCTTCACTTCAATCATGCCGGCATGCTGCGCCACGGGCGCCCCTACCTCGACGTCGCCGGCATGAACGAGGCGCTCGTGAAGCGCTGGAACTACGTCGTCGGCCCGGACGACACAATCTACGTCGTCGGCGACTTCGGCTTTCAGTCGAAAAAGCAGGAGCCACTCGCAGACATCTTCGCGCGCCTCAACGGCCACAAACACCTTGTCCGGGGCAACCACGACAAGAAGCACGTCCTGAGCCTGCCCTGGGAGAGTGCCAATCAAATCCTGACCCTCAAGCAGGAGGGCATGCGCGCGGAGCTCTGCCACTACCCCATGGAATCATGGCGCGCTGCGCACCGCGGCGCGCTCATGGTCCACGGACACTCGCACGGGTCGCTGTGGCGCGACATCCCTCACCGCTTCGACGTCGGCGCTGACGTGCGTCTGCACCCGGTGCGCTTCGACGTGCTGTGGGACGAGGCGGCAACGGAGATGTTCGAGCCGACCGATCATCACGGCGCTGCGGATCCGGCGTACTGGTATGCCCGGTTCGAGGCAGCGATCATCGACGCGATAGGACTGCGCGCCGACTAGGAGATGCGATGAATCGTTCATGGAAGGCGAAGCTGAAGTTCGAAGAGATCGAGCGTGCCGACAGGCGCATCGAGCAGGCAAAGCGCGACCTCGATGCGGCGCGCCACGCGCGCTCGGCCCTCGAGAACGAGCTTGGCGATCTCCTGTGGCCCACCAACGGCAAGGCGGGTGAACGCTACTCGATCTGGTGCGACGACGACCTACTGATCACCGCCTACAAGCTCAGCGAAGGCCAGGGGTACGCGGTCTCCGCGCTCCGCCAGGCGTCGTCGCCGGCGCCCGAGGAAGCTGCGGCATGAATCCGAACGCGGATCCGGGGGACGGGCGTGACGTACACTGACGAGCAGCTCGACATCCTGCTCACCATCATGACCTATCGCGGGCGCCTCTCCGTTCAGGAGACGCGCAACCTGATTGACCAGGCACGCGAAGCCAATCGACTCGCCGCTTGAGATTCCACGGTGGCTCTTCGTCGAGCTGAAGCGTCAGGACAAGACTCGTCGCAAGCTCGTAGCGCTCTTCGGCGAGACGCGGGGCGAGCGGATCTTCCGGCGGTGGGGCGTCGGCGCGTGGGATCGATTCTTCGAAGCTCGCCGATCGGCAGCCCCATGAGCCTCCCGGCCGACGTCTGCGCCCTCGCCCAGCGGCGCTGGCCGAAGGCGGTCGTCTGGGACGACGGCGAGCGGCTCCTCGTCTTCGCGTCGCCGTTCATTCGGACGCCGGCGCTCGACGTCGGCGGACCCACGGCCGATGCGCGCGCCGCGGCCGCGCTCGAGGCTCTCGAGACCTGGCTGCCGGCGTGGGATCTCGCCGTGGCGGAAGCGGAGGTGACGCCGTGTCAGCAACAGATGAACTCTACGCCGTGATCATCACAGAGGGACCGCGCGCACCTATGTTAGCGCTGAGCGGATCTGGCGGCCCGGCGCTCTTTCGCCATCACTCAGAGGCCAGCGGATTCGCGGGCGCGCTCCGACGCCACGGCATGCCGTGCAAAGTCGCCCGGGTAACAGTCACCGTGACGGAGGCGCAGTGAAGCAGGTCGATGAATTTTGGGCAGTGGTCGTCGGCGACGAGCGCGAACGGTTCGCGATGGACGTCCTGGGCGGCGTGGCGCTGTTTCGCACCAGGGTCGCGGCCGATGCGGTGAGAAATGAGCTTGGGCGACTCCGCGTGGAGCAGGCGCGCGTCGCACGGGTAACGGTCACCGTGGAGGAGGTCAAATAAAATGTGTGAAATGACGCAGGCCGAAGCGATCGAGCTTCTAAACCGGGGTATTCGCGCGATGCCCAGCGGCCTTACGGACGAGGAGCTCTTCGATTGGCTCGACGAGCACGTGTGCTCAGACTGCCTGCGGGCAGCGTGCGCCGCCCTGGACGCGAAGTGCGACTTGGGCGAGACGGACCCGTTCGCGTGCGCGGAGGTCTTCTCGGCGGCGATCGAGAGCGCAACGGCGCTGGGTGGGCTGGAGCTTACCCGTGGCTAGCCTCGAGATCACCCCCGAGCTCGTCGTGAGCGCGTACCGCGCGACGGGGATGCGTCCGATGCGGGGAGAGCTGTACCATTACGACGGGCACGGGTGGTGCGGCTGTGCCGCGGGAGCGATTCTCTTCGCCCTCGGCGGCGGTGGCGACGCGCGCGGAAGATGGCAGGCCTGGTCGATCGGCCGACAGGCCTATCCGGAGTACCTCGACGGCTTCACGTCTGGTTTTGACTGTGTGCCACCCATGGACCCCATCGACTCCCCCGAGGTGCGCCGCGGCATAAAAGACGGGATCGCCTGTCGCGTGGCAGTGATCCGCGAGCCCGGGGTCGCGCTGTGAGACTCCTCGTTTGCGGCAGCCGCACGTGGACCGACGCTCGGCTCATGCGCGAGTGGCTCGTGAAGCTGACCCCCTCGCTGGTGATCTCCGGCGGGGCGCGCGGCGCGGACGCGATCGCAGCGGACGCGGCCGTCGAGCGCGGGATCTCGACCATGATCTTTCCCGCCGACTGGCAGCGCTACGGGCGCTCGGCCGGCGCGATCCGCAACCAGCGGATGCTCGACGAGGGCCGCCCCACCGACGTGCTCGCGTTCTCGACCAAGTACCCGGCGCTCACCGCGGGCACCCGGGACATGGTGGCGAGGGCGCGGCGCGCGGGGCTGCCGGTGATCGTGGTCGGGCCGGAGGGCGAGTGGGGAGGTGTCGGGTGAAAGCCCACGAGCTGCCCGGCCTCGCGACCTACGAGTACGTCTGGTTTGCCGAACGCCTCCATGGAGCCCACGAGCTGCCCGGCCTCGCGACCTACGAGTACGTCTGGTTTGCCGAACGCCTCCATGACCCCAGACTTCTCAAGCGCGCCGTGGCGGTCGGGCGCGTCGGCACGCTCGCCGTGCCCTGCGGCGGCCGGCGGCGGGCGGGTTGGTGCTGGTCGTACGGTGCGGCCGACGGGCGGCGGATCCTCGGCGAACTCGCCGGGCGGCGCGGCTTTCCCGATGTCCGACTCGTGCGCGCGTCCCGCGGCTACGGACCCCGCGTCGAGTGGGGCGAGGGCGCGCCGCCGCTCCCGCGCTCCAAGTTGTCCGAGGAGCTGGCCGACCATGCCATCCGCGAGGGGCTTCTGTACGGGTACTCCGACCGCGCGATCGTGGACTTCGTCGCGGGGCTCATCAGCCAGAAGGAGGCGCTGGCAATGCTCCGCGCCGCGAAGGGGGCGTCGTGAGCACGCTCGTTGCCCTCGTGCTTCTCGGCGTGGCCGCCTCGGTGATCTGGCGGATCGGTGACTGCGTCGAACGAGGGCACCCCGACCTCGCTGTGATCGGCGGCATCCTGGCGATCCTGCTCCTGGTGCTCGCCGCGGCCGTCGGGGCGCCGCCGGCAGACCCACACCCACCGCGCCCGCCGACGGCGTGCGAGCGACGCGCAGAGCTCGACGCCACCCTCTCCCGGGCCCCGGCCGGCGGGCCTGCCCGACTCTGCCGCGAGGCGCTCGAGCGTTCGGACGACGAGGTCGGCCGGTGCCTCGAGTTCGTGAGGAGGTTGCCGTGACGCCCGACCCGGCGGCAGCGCAGCTCGAGGGTGTCGACGCACTCCACCGCGAGGCGATCGGCCTGCTGGAGCACGCCCTCCGCGACGCGCGTGCTGCGTACCGCGGCCCGAAGGTGTGCGAGTACGGATACGAGGCGTTTTACGTCGACTGGGCGATGAGCGACACGGCCGAGGCGCTCCGAAAGCTCGCCGCACTGCAGCAGGCCATCGACCCCCAGGCGATCCGGCCGTCTCTCTACGAGCGCGCGCTGATGTGGCTGCGGGTGCGCCCGTGAGCCCCTGGGCCGAGCTCCTCCGGCAGCGCGAGGGCGACTTCATCCACTTCCCGCGCGAGTGCCCCCTCTTCCTGTCGCCGGCGCTCGTCGAAGCCCCGAGAGCACCGTTCGTTGAGACCCGGGCCCTGCGGGTGGTTCGGGCGGGGCGGGACGGCTACGTCCTCGCGCTCGGGGGCGGAAGATATACGGTCCGCCTCGACCGCGCGGCGCCGTGGCGACCGCGGTTCGAGCGCGTGCTGAACGCGGTGTGGGAAGCCCTGGACGGGGCGGAGCGGGCCGCGCGGGGGGCGCCGTGAGCAAGTTGACGGCGCCGGGGCGGCCCGACCGCTACCCGACGCCGCCCTTACTCCTTCCGCACGTGGCGGGCGAGCTCTCCGACCGGAGCCCCGGGGGCCCGGTCGGCAGGCGCACGAATAGCACGGGCCCCGACGGGCGTCAAGCACGTTGCCCGCGAGGGCCGTGGGGGGGGCCTGCCGCGTCACCGCCCCAGGGTGGTGCCGGCACCACCCCATGACGCACTGCGGTGTGACAACTTTCTCCTGTCTCGCCGGGCAGTTACAGCTTGTCACTACCTGTCACCACCATTTTAGTAATGGAAGGTAAATAGGGGGAGTAGGAATATGGCATATGCCAAGGCCCACCAACCCCCCTGGTAGTATAGGGACCGGTTTTTGGTGGTGCCGTGGTGACAATCGCGTAAGTCCACGACCTGGCTCAGAAAAAGTGTCACCAACCTTCAGAAAAGGGTGGTGCCAAGGGTGGTGCGGGTGGTGCCAAAATGGGGGGTAGGAGGCGAAATGGATAGCAGGGCGCAAGGACATATCTGGGTCGTTTCCCTTAGGCCAGGGTGCGAGGTCCGGGGCGAGGACGGGAAGGTGCTCCCGGAGCTCTACCTTCAAGGTGTGCACGACATGCGAACGAGCGAGGGGTGGGTCACCTTCCTCGACGACCACCGGAAGCCCATGTACGCGATCCCGGCGACCTCGGTCACGTTCGTCCGTGACGTCACGGCCCAGATCGCCACGCTCGCGAAGGTGGTCTCGGAGCGAATGAAGCTCGCCGAGGCCACGCCGGCGACGGAGGTGCCCCAGTGAGGGTCGTGGAGCTCGAGGGGAAGTTCTACAGGGTCCGGCGTCCCTCGACGGAGCCGACGACGTGCATCGAGGTGACCCCGCATGAGGACTTCGGCAACGGACCCATCACCTATCTCCATTCACCCGAGGCCGCCCGGGAGCTCTGGGAGATGCTCGGGGCGGTCCCGGGGGAGGGGCGATGAGCATCGAGCGCGCGCAGCGCGGGTATCTCCGCGGTCCGCAGCTGGTCAGGCGGAGAGTCGGCGGCCAGGTCAAGATGGTCAAGGAGGAGGGGGCCAGTGCGGCGATCACGATTTCGGCACCGACGGCCCGGATCCCCAGCCTCACCCTTACGCCGGACATGGCCCGCGAACTCGTCGACGTGCTCTCGGCGCTCCTTGGGTAGCGGCTCGGGCCGGTAGGCACACGTGCTGGCGCCCCGCGGTGACGCGTCGCGTCGGAAAAAGTCCCAGGATTGCGGCGGGATTTACGCGCAACAAAAGCGGCCGCGACCGCTCAAGCGGGGGGTCCCCATGGGTAGTCGCGACCCCCGCGAGGCTGCCCCGCCAACGCGCCAGGCGCCCGCGAGGCGCGCGATCACGCCGCGGGCGGTACCGCGGGTGCCGCGCCGCCGGAGCTCTCGTCTCCGGGGTCGCTAGACCCATCGTCGTCGGTGTCGACCGCGCTGAACGATGCGACGACATCGGCGAGGGTCGCGCGCGCCGGCGCGCCGGCGTCTAGCCCGATGCGCTCCATCGCCCGGTCGATCGATTCGAGCAACCGCAGGCGGTACTCCACGAGCGGCGTGGGCGTGGGCATCCCCTTTGACTTGCCAATGAATTCGCCCGTGCGGGCTAGGTAGCCGTCGACCTTTGCGAGGTCGCGCAGACGTCGCGCGACGTTGGCTAGAATGAGCAAGCGCTGGGGCGTCGCGCGCTTCTCGCCTAGCGCTCGCTCGATCGCGGCCACGGTTTCGAGCGCTCGCCGATCGGCACCCTTCCGCCGATCGAATGCCCGAAAGTTGCGCGTCCGCAACCCGTGCTTGCGCGCGTTCTGATTTCCCTTGGGCGCGCCCGGCCGTCGTTTGACCGTCTCGGATGCGGGCACCGGAAGCGGCGCCGCTAGCTGGTTGGCCACGTCCGAGAACCGGGGCAAATCCGGGGAATTCCCCTGTAAGTCTACGTTTTCGCTCATTTTTCTGACCCCCAAGCAATAACGAATTGCTTCGGCAAGGCCCAGAAATAGAACAGAGCGGCGCCTAGGTCAAACACAACGCATTGCGGTGGAAGTCCAATTGAAAGTGATTATCAAAATCACTGACCGACGGTCAGCGTCGGCCCGTTGCCTGGTTCATTTGAACCAGCCGCACCGCGTTGAACCACATCTGGTTGCCGCACTGCGCCAGGCCAGTCGGTCTGCCTTCCGAGCGCCGCGGTGGCCGACATGAAATTGAGAATCGTTTTCAATTAGACGTCAGCCCTCGCCGCCCCCTCGCCCCGCACGCCTACGCTACGCCACCGTAACTTACGCTCGGGTAGCTACGCCTTCGTCCATTGCTTGACATTGACATTGTCGCAACTATTTTCCCGCGCCAGCGCTACGTTTTTCAGAAATCTCTCAGAAGGTCGTTGACAGTGCTGCAGGCCCATTGCATAACGGCATCGTGGTTAGCGACATTGTGCACAGCACGAAGGGGGAGACGATGGCATTCGGCGAAGCGTACTTGGCTTTCTGGGATCGCGAGGCGCGCGAGGAATCGCTCCGCACCGCACTGCGGATCTGCGACGGATGGGAAATCGACCACGCGACGCACGGCCGCGCGCCGCAGGTCGACGGCGCACTGGGCTGGGTGCAGTACAACGCGGCCGACGCGGACGCGGCGCCCGACCGCACTGCGCCGATGTATCTCGCGACCTATGACGAGCTCGCCCAGGCGCGCGAGGGGCGCCGCTACCAGCGCGAGGCGACCGCGTTCGCCTACGGGTACGCGATCGGGCGTTGCTGGGAGCGTCCGACGCCTCGCGACGTGCCGACTGGCCAGCGCACGGGTGCGCTCGTCTGCGCCGGTCGCGACAACGGCACGGTCGACGCGGTGGCCGAGGTGCTGCGCTCAGAGGAGGTCTGACGCCATGCTGTACTGCGAATGCGAAACGCCGTTGATCGACGTTGACCACGATGCCGGTTGCCGCCGCTGCGGATGCCCGGTCCTGTTCGGTGCGACCGCGGGCGAGCGGCGCCCGCCGGGTGACGCCATGACAACCGCAACCCTGCCACGGCGCACGCTGCGCGCGAAGTACCCGTGTTGCGGCCGTCTCGCATTGTTCACTGCGATCGCAGACGTCCCGCGCGAGACATACGACCGCACGTGTCCATCATGTCGCAAGATTTGGTACGTCGACCGCAGCGACCTCGGATCGCCGCGTGAGGGCGTGCATCTCGACAAGCTCGAATGGACCGACCGCGGAATCACCCGGCGGACGCGGAGGGTCGCATGACAACCGCAACCCTACAGCTATCCGATCGCGCCCGCATCGCGCTCGCGCCCGACATGGCGCGCACGTCGCCGGTCGCGTGCGAGGGCACCCTCGCCTACCGCTATGCGCCACGCTCGCCGCTGGCTACGCTCGCCGGGCGCGCCGGCCGTTGGCTCCTGACCGCTGCGAGCGCAATCGAGCGCCGACGCCGCTATCGGCATGGCGTGCGGTTACTGGCCATCGCTCGGGACAACCGCCGTTGCGAGCGGGCCATGGCAACGGCATTCGTGCGAACGCTGCGGGACCGTCGCGGGGCCGTGCGCGTCTACCGGCGCAGCGGCGCCGTCGCGCGCTAGGGGCATTGACAATGTCGACAACAGACGAGCGTACGGCGCTCGCGGAGGGCTGACCGATGGACATCTACGACACTGTGCAGAAGCTTTACCTTGACGCTATCGGCGACCTCGACATCCTCGCGGGTGATGTCGTCGGACCCGGCAATGCATCATGGCAGGACGTTGCCGGAACCGCCGCGATCAACCTGCGCTCGCTGGCCGATTTTCTCGACGCGGTAAGGACGGGCCAGTCGCATTGGCGCGGTTGCCCGATCACCGGACCCGTGGTCTTTCCGGGCGTTCGCGATTGACAATGTTCGCAACGGCGCCTGCGGGCGCCATAGGAAGGCGCGACAATGACACTCACCGTCACAATCGAAATGGACAACGCAGCATTCGAGCCTAATCCCGCGCGTGAGGCCTGTCGAATCCTGCGCAGCATTGCGCCGGGCGAGATTCAACTTGCCATTCGCCAGCGGTGCACGGTCGGCGCCCGGCAATTACTGGACGTCAACGGCAACGCGATCGGACGATACGAAGTAACGCCCTAACCCGGCGCCCGCGGGCGCCACCAACCTGGAGGAATAATGCCGACTAGACCTGTTTGCGCGAAGTGCGGCGGCCGCCACGTGCGCGCTCACGTTTGGGTGGACCCAAATACGAACGCAGTAGTTCAACCGGCGGACGATGCGGACGACACATGGTGCGAAGATTGTGAATCGCATACCGGACTTGTGGAGGAATGAAAATGCTTACTGCAGTTGCCGCTTTCATTAGCTTGATCGGTTCACAGTCGTTTCCCGACACTCCCGCTCGCTGGACGTTCGGCGAGCTGGACCCCGTTACCCATGACGCCGCGACGGGCGTGGTCGCCTACAGCGCGGTACCGAGCGTGGATGTCGGCTGCGGCCGCGCCGTGCGATTCGTGGTCGACGCGCCGCGCGGCATCGTGCTCGCGATCTACTGCGCGGAAGATGACGGGACGTGGTCGCTTCTGGCCACGGGCGGGCGCTAGGCGCGCGGCGCGGAGGGGGTTGAGCTATGGACGCCACGGTCTACCGTTTTGGCATGCTGACACTAACCCGCGACGCCGAAGGTTGGTTCTACGACGGACCCGCCGGATGCGGGCCGCGCGAAGTAAGGCGAGGCGGCCGGGGTCCATTCTGGCGCGGTCGCGTCAGCCCGCAATTCGCGCGCGAGCTACTTCGCCGCATTCGCGCGGCGCAGCGCGCGGCCGCGGAGGGCTAGGACCATGGCGCGCCCTCGATTCCCTTGGATCTACCGCCCCGGCGTACTGGACTTGTGCGAACCGTTGACGCACGGCTGTCCGCGCGGCCGCGCAATCGAGCGCAACGCGCGCGTGCGTGGCGTCACGCGTTACTACGGTCCCAATATGCGCGGTTGGTCGCATACCTTCGCAGTCGTAGAGGATGCGGACGGCAATCGGCAGACGGTGTTCCGTCGCGCGCTGCAGCGTCCATAGCTGCGTCGCGCGCATTGACAATGTCAGGAGATACCATGGAAGACACCTTAGGCATCGCGCCAACACTCAACCGCAATCTGCTGAAATGGGCGGCCGGCTACTCCATCACTTGCCGTCACTGTGGCAGCATTCTCGATTGCCGGCGCACGGTCATCCTGACCGTCGAGCACGCGAGCGGCAATCGCTCGGAAAACGTTATGTGCGCCGCGTGCGCCGATAAGCTCACGCCCGGCGACGCGCTGGCCAAGGTTGGCGCTCGCATCGTCGAAACTGTCGACGGGCGCGAGCTATTCAAGCGGTCACGCCCGGCGCGCCGCGCGGAGGGTTGAGCTATGTCATACGAAAACCAGCAAGTATCCGAGCGGGCGCTACCGGCGCGCGTCGCAACCATCGGCGAAATATTGTCGATCGGCGACCGCAAATGGACGCAAGGTAAGCCGGATGCGGACGGCGATCGCGCTTGGCGCGCCTGTGAATTGACCGACGCGAACGAATGCGAATTGACTTTCAGTGTCGACGGCTACAGGCGCCGCTTGATCGTTCGCGGCGACGTCGCGCCGGACCCCGCGGACCTGACTCGCCATCGCGACCTATGGCCATCGGGCGTTGCGCGTCCCGTGATCACGGTTGCGCTCGACGCCGCGCCGGACCGCGTCGCTTCGGAAATCAAGCGGCGGTTGCTCCCGGCGCTCGACGATGCCATGGCGAAGTTCCGTGCACGGCGCGCGCGGTCTGACAGCTACGCCGCGAAGGTAGCGGCGAACGTCGCGCGCCTGCGCGCTGCGGGGTTGGACCTCTACCAACCGCAGCATCGCGCGGGCGGTTCGTCCTACTGGACGCGCGGCGACAACGCGGCCGACGTACAGGTAAGCGGCGACAGTGTGTCAATCAACATTCGGTCGCTTTCGATCGATATGGCGTGCGCGATCGCGCGGTTACTCGCGGGCGGCGCGGAGGGCTAACCCGATGCACACACATACTGCAGCCTGCTACGGCCGGCTTATGTATCCGACGCGCCGCGAGCGATTGCACGCGCGCCTACGCGTCGCGGTCCGTCGCGCCGCGCGCCGCATGCAGTCGGCGGCGCTCTCGGGCGACCGCGAGGCTATGGAACGCCACGCGCTGAGCTACGCTCGGTTCTCTCGGATCGAGGCAATGGCGCGGGCGCTACTGCCGGAGGGCTAGCGCGCCCACGGTTCGGCGTTCGCCGCGCGCGAGCGCCGTTCCGCGGTCGCACTAAGGCAACCGGAGGGGGCTATGGGCATAACGCGAATTCGTTTCAGTAAGCGTGAATTAGACGGAATCGTCGAAGCGTTGGAGTTTCTCCTGGCGGGTGACGTGGACGCGACATTAGAGGGCGAGCGCAGCGAGGCCGAGATTCGGCGCGTCGCCGATGCAATGCGGTCGGCAAGCAATAAGGCGAAGCTACTGCGCGACAGAACGCGGAGGGCGAAATGACCAGGGCAATCGCAGTCGAACGAACCGCCAACCGCAAGACGGGCCCGGTGAGCGTGACGCACGCCACGCAGGCGACGTGCCCCGCCACTTGTCCGCTTCTCAAGTCAGGTTGCTACGCCGAGCAAGGCGTGCAGGGCATTCATACGTCGCGTCTCAATCGCGCCGCCGGGCGCGCCGATCGGCGAGAGCTCGCACGCGAAGAGGCGCGCGCCATCGACCAGCTGAGCGGCAAGCGCCCGCTACGGCTGCGCGTGGTTGGCGACGCCGCGACGACATCCGCCGCGCGTACGCTCGCGCGCGCCGTCGACCGCTACCAGCTGCGCAGCGGCGCGCCCGTGTGGACGTATACGCACGCCTGGCGCGACGTCCCGCGCGAGGCATGGGGCGCGACTAGCGTGCTCGCGAGCGTGGAATCGATCGGCGATGCCAAGCGCGCGTTGAACCGTGGATACGCGCCGGCAATCGTGGTCTCGCGGTTCGGTTCGGACCGCGCCGCCGTGGTCGACGGGGTCCGCGTGATCCCCTGCCCCGCTCAGGCGCGCGACGACATCCGTTGCACTGACTGTCGATTGTGCTGGAATGCCGACGCGCTGCAGGCGCGGCGCGCGGCGATCGCTTTCGAGGCGCACGGTAGCGGGGCGCCGAAGGCGCGCGCTGCCGTCAAGCGCGCGGAGGGTTGAACGAATGGACACGCGCACAGAGCCCGGGGACCGTTACGCCATCGGAACGCGCGCCGTGGTACGCCGCGGGACTAGTGACTATCGCGTGGTTTGCGCGACGTGCGACGCGGGCGGGACCGTGCGCCATCCGACGCGCGACTGCGCCATGCGTGCCGCAACACGAGACTCGGCGCTACCGTGCCGCGCGTGCGGCGCACGGTAGGGTCCGGACGGTAGGGCACGCCCCGCGGCGCGCCCGTCCGCCCGCACCCTTGCGGGAGATTGCGAGGCTAGATGTCGAACGACAAGCGGGGTCCGCCCGCTCGCCGGGCGAAAATGACGGTTCGGCACGTCGGCACGGGTCCGCACGGATTCCCATTGCTGCGCGTGGAATCGGACGGCAAGTATGTAGCTGACGTGGAAACGGCCGACCCGGCCGCGTTCGCACGTGAGCTAGAGATGCAGGCGCGCGCCGATGGACACGGGTTCGCTATCGACGGTCCGTTGCCGCGGAAGGGAGGCTCCCCAGACGATGAATGATCAAGACGACCGTGTGCGCGCTGCGCTTGCGGTAATCACCCGCGTGCGCGCGCGCGCCATTGCGGACGCGCTCGCGCCCGACGTGTTGGATCAAATCGAGCGAGCGCTAGGCGCGCCGCCGTCCGCGCCCGCGTGCCCCGACTGCGGCCGCCCGCTGCGATGTCCATCGTGCCTCGGGCGCGCCGGGCTGAAGAAACGCGGACCCGTGTCCGCGGCCGCGCGCAAGCGCATCGCGCGCATGGCGGCCGCCGCGCGATGGGGTCGGAAACGGCCGGCGTCATGACAAAAAACATGCCAGGTGCCGCAGCGTGGCGCGACGCGTCAACAGCATGATCTGTGCCATGACGCGGTGCACCAATGACGCCGTGCGGTGGAATGCCCCCGACGCACCGCGTCAGGGGGTCGCGCTACGCCCCCCCGGGCGACCCCAACTTTTCGGCCGCTAGGTGCGGCCGGCGGACCCAACTTTTTTCGAAGGGAGATGGGGAATGGCTAGCGACAGAGTGACATCGCAGCGGACGGGAGTCCACGCGCGGCAGCGTGGCGCGCGCTGGTACGTACGGGTCTCATTCCGTGGCCAGCGGCCGGAGATCCCCACGGACGCTACCTCCCGTGCCGAGGCCGAGGCGGTGGGGCGCGCGTTGCTGGCGGACTACGAGGCGGGGCGCAGCGCGCCCGATGCGGCCCGTACGCGCGTCGCGGAGCTCTGGGCGGACCTCCGGGTCGACTACGAGGTGAACGGCCGCCATATCGAGAATCTGGCGAAGGCCTGGAAGCACCTCGAGCCGGTCTTCGGCCGCGATCGCGCCGTGGACGTGACGACGCCGCGGCTCCGGGGGTACGTGCGCCGACGGCTCGCCGCTGGCGCCGCGCCGGCGACCGCCCGGCTCGAGCTCGCCGTCCTGCGGCGCGCGTTCACGCTCGGCCTCGAGGCCGGGCGCGTCACGCGCGTGCCCGTCTTCCCCTCGATCAAGGTGGAGAACGTCCGGACCGGTTTCCTCGAGGCCGAGGGCTACGTGCGCCTGCTCGCGGAGCTCCCGCCCCACCTCCGGCCGCTCGCGGTGCTCGGCTGCTGGCTCGGCTGGCGCCGGAGCGAGCTCCTGGGACTCGAGTGGCGCCAGGTGAGCCTGGTCACCGGCGAGGTCCGCCTCGACGTCGGGACGACGAAGAACCGCGAGGGTCGGGTTGCCTACCTCCCGCCCGAGGCGCTCGAGGAGCTTCGGGCGTGGCGCGCCGAGACCGATCGCGTCGAGCGCGAGCGCGGGATGATCGTCCGCTGGGTCTGCCACCGGGACGGTCAGCAGATCCGCGACCACTACAGCGCGTGGCGGTCCGCGTGCGTCCGGGCTGGGCTGCCGGGCCTCATGCTCCACGACCTCCGGCGGTCGGCCGCGCGCGCATACGTGCGGTCGGGCGTCCCGGAGCGCGTCGTGCAGGACGTGCTCGGCCAGCGGACGCGGTCGATTCTGGACCGGTACAACATCGTGAGCGAGCAGGATCTCCGGGACGCCGCCGCTCGCGTGCAGCAGGTCGGCGGAGAGCGGCGCGCCGAAGTCGTGGGGCTCCGGTGAGACGGCGCACGGGACGTATTGAGCACTGGACGCTCGGCGGCCGACCCGCGGTTGTGATGATCCCCGACGATGAGAGCGAGAGGGTCCGCGTGATCGACGCGCGTGATTTTCCGGGAGGCAAAGGCCAAAATTCCAGGGGGCAAAGGCCTGATTTTCGGGAGGCAAAGGCCAAAATTCGGGGGACAAAGGCCATGTCGGTGATCGCTGAGCTATTCAACGGAACGGATCTCAGCTTCGGCTATGACGTCGAGGTCCGGCGCGAGAGCGCGGAGACCGTGGTCATCCGCGTTTCGCCGTGCGGTGAAGGTGGTCCGTCAATGTACGGCGCCTACCCCATCGCGGACGACGAGGAGGCGATCGACTACGGGCGCGAGCTGGGATCGGGGGCCGACGACCCCGATCTACTCTACTCGGGCGACGATGGCTATCAAGAGATGCGCGAGCGATTCCGGGCTGCGCTCGACTAAAAATCTCTGGAGGCAAAGGCATGAACGATCAGACAATCAGGGACGCGCGGGAGGCATGCCGCGAGGTCGAGAAGAAGATTCAGCAGCTGATCTACGACTACGAGGCCGACTTTCCGGGCCTGCTAATCGAGCAGGTCCAGCTGAACCGGCCGCACGACTTCGGGCCCGAGGCCGACCGCGTGCTCGACGTGAGGCTGCGGCCGCGACTGGAGAATCTGTGGTGCAGGTAATCCTGCGCTGCGGAGGAGGCAAAGGCCGATGAATGAGACACTTCTTAAGATTCGGGTTGCGCGCGAGATACTCGAAGCCGAGATCCTCGGTAGGGTACAGCGCTTTCAGGAAGAACACGGCATGCGAATCGAGAGTATCGAGCTACTGCGCACGCAGGGGTTTGTGCCGGAGGAGGGCCGCGCGGTCGGGGTTCGGCTGCGGGTGGTGCTGTGATGAGCCGCGACAAGGCAAAGATTCTCTTCGTGCCCGAGACGCAGTTCGGCGTTCGACCATCGCTTGAGCCCATGGTGCCGGTCATTCCGGACGACGTCCGCGATGCGATCGTCCGCGGCATCCAGGCGTGGAACTTCTCGATGGACGTTCAGGTGCCGCGGCCACTCACGGCGGAGGAGTCGCAGCGATTCGAGGACGAGATGGTGGCGGCGGCGACTCGGTTTCTGGAGTCGCTGAAGGCGTGAATCTTCAGTTTTCCTATGACAAAGGCATTGACAAAATCAACAGAGGGGCGTAGGAGACCGGGACCATGCATATGGAGAGTCTAGTTGCCGCTGTCGACCGCCTGACGATGGCGGTGATCCTGAACGCTCGAACGAGCCTCGCGCTCACCACGGACCAGGCAAGGGTTGCCAGCCTGCAATTGGATCGCCTCGAGGCAAAGCTGCCGGATCATGTGCGGGTGGGAGAGTAGGCCGTGGACCACGCCTACGAAGCCGCCGTCGAGAAGCTTCCCCGCGTCGCCGGGCGCCTGGAGCGCGAGGTCGCCGAGCTCGAGCGCGAGGTCGCGTCGCTGCGGAGCCAGGTGACGATCGCACGCGGGGCGCGGAAGACCGCGCTGCCGGATGCGCCGGACGCGATGCCGCTCCGGGCTATCGCGGGAGGTCGGGGATGATGAAACGACTGCTAACCGCGGCGGCCCTGACGTTCGCGCTCGCGACCCCCGCCCTCGCCAACCGTGCGATCAACCCCTACCTCTACGATCCGACCGGGCAGTACCAGACGGGCTACGTTTGTGAACGCTGCGCGGCGCGCCTGAACGCGCTCCGCAACCTCTTCGCGAATGCGGACTGCTACCCGCGAAGCTGTCGCTTCAAGCTCGCCGCGCCGTGGATGAAGTACAAAGCTCCGAACCTGCTCTTCGTCTGTCGGGGGGCGATGACGTTCGATCAGACATTCGATCAGAACACGGGCCACCGCAAGCGCGAGGAGATGACCTGCGTTCAGGACCGAAATACGGTGGACCGGTGAGGAGGCTAATCGGCCGGCTGTTCGGGTTGACGTCGTGGGAGACGGACTGGCAACCCGTCAAGCAGTGCTGGGAGACGGGATTTTTCTCGTCGCGCGCCTACGTCGAGACGGAGACGGCGCTTTACACCGTCTCTGACGGCTATGGGTACGCCTGGAACTGCAAGCACGTGCGCGTCGGGCGCCTACTCGGCGGCGCTCGCATGCTGTTCAATGATGCGGGCAAAGCCCGGCCGATTCGGCACGAGGTCCGGGCCAGGGGCTAGGCCGCCCCGGCCGATTCGGCACGAGGTCCGGGCCAGGGGCTAGGCCGCGACCTCGGCGACGTCGGCGAGGACTGGTCGTAGCCGCGCGAACGCCTGCGCCCGCAGCTGGCACGCGCGGGCTTCGCTGAGCCCCATGCGCTCGCCGGCCTCACGCAGGGAAAGGTCGCCGAAGTAGATCAGCAGGAGCGCCTGTCGCTCCTTTGCCGGCAGTGTCGCGAGGGCGCGGCGCGCGATCGCTCCGAGCTCGCGGCGTGCGGCCTCGTCCGCCGGGTCGCGCCACTCGGGATCCAGCACGTCGACGTTCTCGGCGAGCTCGTGCTGGCCGCGCTGCGACTCGCGCACCCCGTCGATCATGGCACCCCGGACGCGCCAGGAGGCATAGGAAACGAACGGGAGCTTCGCGGGGTCATATCGGCGGTGGGCGTCGATCAGCCCCGCGAGCCCCCAGCTGATGAGGTCGTCGCGGCTCACGCTCGGGTGTCTCTTGAGCCGGTACGCCATGCCGCGCACGAGCGGCATGTACTGCCGGACGACCTCATCTTCGGTCACAACACGGCCCTCGAGGCGGTGACGGAGTGTCCGTGAACGATCGCCGCGGCGCGCGCAGTGAGATCACCCATCGGGAGCGACACGGTGAGATCGACCACGCCGGGGCGCGGCCTGGCGACCTCGGCCGCGGTCTGGGTGACGTACAGGCGATAGCCAGCCCCCGTGGGCCGCAGCGACGCGCCCCTCGTGCGCCACGCGCGGCGCTTCTGGTCGGGCGCGAGGACCGGCATCTGTGCGCTCCAGTAGTCGGTGCCGTTGAGCTTGACGAAGAGGCCGATGCTCACGCCCGCCGGGTCGAACCTCGGGAGGTCGACCACCAGGCGCACGTAGTCGCGGCCTGTCGTGTCGTGATCGCGGGCGGTGAAGCGCACGTGCCCGAGCATCGGGACGGGCGTCGGGGTCGGCGTGGCGCCGGGCGCCGGCGTGGAGCTGGGCCCTAAGCAGTCCTTCGTTGGCCGGGTCGCGCTGTAGGGCACGCAGCTCGCGTCGCTGTCGCCCGCAATGATACCGCCGACCGCGGGCCAGCGGACCACCACGCCGTCCGAGCGCACCGCCTGGAAGGCGAACGGCGTGCAGTCGAACCATGTCCGGAACGCGTGATAGGTGCCGTGCGTCGGTGTGCCCTGATTGAGCGCCATCGGCACGCACTCGTCGCCGAGGATCGCGACGACCATCTGTGGCGGGCCGCCGTGGTAGTGCCAGTAGTTGACGATCAGCTCGTGCGTGCCGGCACCAGCCCCGAGCACGGCCGCGCCGGCCGGGATTGTCGGGTACGCGCTCGAGCCGAGCGACAGGAGGCCCTTGCTGCCGAAATCCTCTGTCGCGAGCGGGAGCGGCCCAAAGTTGTCCGTGGCCGAGCCGAACGCGGAGCCGAAGTCGTTGAACGCACCCGAGAGCAGGTTCGCTCGGTGGTCGGGCGATCGCATCCATCCGGTGTGCATGTAGCGCGGGTCGTTCAGCCCGGAGCCGATATTCTCGCCGAGCCAGGCCCAGCCAGGATAGAAGCTCCCGACGCGCGTCGACCAGAGCTGTCCGTTGCAGGAGTTATGCTGAAAGCACGTGTGCCCGGGGTAGGTGTGCGCGACCATGTCGTCGGTGTGAGCCTGTGCGGCTGCCGCGAGCTGATCGCTCCATCGCATCGGCGGGACGACCGGTTCGGTGCCGCCGTCCGCTGCGGGGTTCGCGCGCGACTGATTCGCCAGAACCAGCAGCGCGTACTCGTCGTTCGTCGGCGTGCGTGCGCCCATGAGCGCGATCGCCACCGCCGCCAGAAGTGCCGTCCGTGGCACCCACATCATCACCACCTCCTCGTTACGCCGCCGGAAGCTCCGTCGGCACGACCTTGTGCTTGTCGCACAGGGCATCGATCGAGCGGAGCGCGAGCTTGCTCGGACCGGAGTGTCCGTTCTCCCACCGGTTCACGGTCGAGACCGTGACCGCGAGCTCGCGGGCGAGCTCTTCTTGCGTGAGCTTGAGCTTCTTCCGGAGATCCTTGATGTCGATTCGCTTCTTCATGCTCGTCCTCCAGCTGCGGCCGCGCGTTCGCTGGCAATCGCCGCTCCGTCCCCGAGCTCGTCACGGAGTTCCTGCATCGCGGTGCGGAACTCCTCCTCGGCGCGTGCGGCCTCGCGCTGTGCCTCGAGCGCGGCCCTGTGTGCGTCCCACGCGGCGCGCGACGCCGCGTCCCTCTTCACCCCCAGTCGCGCGATCCGGAAGGTGAGCGTCTCGGCTCTTGTCGCGCGACGACGGACTTCCAGCTCCTGCTCGTCCGTCACACCAACCTCCACTGCCCTAGCAAGCCTATTGATTTTGTCAACATCACTGCCGCACGCGCTTCCGGGGGCGCCAGCCGAGGCGCCACAGGGCGGCCGCGAGCTCCTCGGCGCGCGCGTGGATCTGGTCTTCGGGCCGGTCCCAGTCGAGCACGTGGAGCATCTCGTGAATCTCCATCTCGAGGCGATCGGGGCCCGGGAGATCCTCGTTGATCAGGATGACGTTCTCGGGCTTAATCGCAACGCCATCTTTGTGATTGCGAAACTCGCTGTGCTCGCCGTATTCCGACACGCGCGTCGCCGGGTCGTCGACGTGCTCGACCGTCCATCCCTCGCGATTCAGGAAGACGTCCGTCGGCATGGCGCTACTCCCCGCGCTGCTTCGACCACTCGGCGTCAGCGATCCGGAGCGCCTGACGCACGATCTCGGAGCGGCCGGCGTTACGCGCCAGCTCCCATCGGTGGATGATGTCGAGACACTCGACGCTGAATGTGACGCTTCGGGTGATCGTCCGTACGTCCGGCGACTGCTTGTCGCGCCTCGTGGTCCGGATGCGCCCGCGCTTGATGACCTCGACCTGATCAAGCTGCAGCTGCCTGCGGCGCACGCCGCCCGTCCCCGTCAGATCCATGAGAGCGTCTTCGTGTCGACGTCGATCGCGTGCTCCTTGCGACCGAACCGGATCACCGGAGCGCCAATCACCGGCGGGGCGTAGAGCGCCTCGCGTGCGTACTCGGCGAGCTTGAGGAAGCACCCGGTGCGGACTTGATGCTTCATTCCCACCGACTCGCGGCCCTCGGGGTCGACCTCGAGATGGGCCACGCGGCGCGCGTCGAGCACGTGGATGTGGCCGAGTCCGACGACCTCGGCCGTCGGATAGCGGTGCATCATTCTGTCGAGTTCCATGAAGTAGTTCCGGGCGCCGGCACGACCGTGTTGCCACGCGGTAGTGTAGACTTGGGAGCCGTGCTTGACGCGGGCGATCACGCCGACGCCGAAGTACGGGACGCCCAGTGAGTGCGCCGCGATCTCGCAGAGATCGACGAGGGCCTCGCGGCGGGTGCGCGCGTCGTGATTGCCGCGGATGATTCCGATGATTTGTCCGCGCTTGGCAAACGGGAGCATCTTGTCGATGAAGATCTTGAACTGCTCCGTCGGCCACTTCGATTGTCCGAGGAGCTTTTCGCCCGGGGCCTTACCTGCCGCCACGGCGTTCTCGATGTGGTCGCCACCGAGGACCATCCCGGCCCTCTCTTCTTTGGCGAACCGGAGCATGTCATCGAAGTGCGGCTCGTCGTGCTCCTCTGCCCCGATGTGCCAGTCGCTCGTTGGGATTAGGATCCCAGACTTCGGAAGCTCGTACAGCGGAGAGATGTTCATTCAGTCCACCCCACCTCGAAGAAGACCGCCGCCCCCGCGGCGCGTCAGACTAGCGGGACTCGCCGTCGCGCAACCGGTCGAGCTTGGCGGCCACCCCGGACAGGGCCGAGGACACGCGCCGCGCGCCGGCCGTCGCTGGCGGCACCAGGGTGCGCAGGCGATTCATGCCGGCGCGGACGCGAAGCGCCGTGCGCTCGAGCCACGCCACGCCGCCCTCCGCGCGGTCGACCCAGGCCGGCACGTAGTGCTCAACCCGGATCGCCGCCTTGACGCCCAGCACGGCTGCGCTCCGCACCCATCCGGCGACGATGCGAAGCGCCGCCTCGACCTTCGTCGCGTACAGGTCGTCGCCAGCCGAGCTCGTCTCGGCGGCCCACGCAGACACGATCGCCGGCAGTCCCCCGCCGTCGTCGTAGGCCTTCTTGGCCGCCGCGAACGCGTGCGATGTCTCGAGCGTCGCCTTCGCGGCGCTCCAGAGCGTCCCGAAGATCACTTGGCGGGGGCGGCCGCCGGCGCCGCCTTGCGCTTGGAGACGAAGATCCTGACCGCCTTGAAGAGTGCCACGACCCCGTCGACGAGGATCGCGAAGAGGGGCGCCAGCGTCGAGAAATCGACCCCGCGGAGCTCCTTCACGCCGTCGAGCGTGCCGAGGGCCTGCGCGCCTCGGTATACGGTCTCGGTCAGACCCATGACGGCGGCCTTCTTCTCCTCGCTCGACGCGTCGGTGTGCTCGACCTCCTTCACGAACTGCGAGACGATCGGCGCGAGTGCCGCGGCGACCTTGATTGCGTCCGTCGCTTCCATCACTTCCTCCACCCCAGGAGACGCACGAGGGCCCCCACCGGCCCGCCGATGCGCCATCCGTTCCCATCGCTCTGCGCGGTCACGATCGGCACGCGCAGTCCTTCGTGATCCTCGCGCCGAAACTCCTCGGCGCGCTCGACCTCTTTGTCGTCGGGGCAGTTCACCCGATGCTCGGGCCGCTCGGCGTGACGCGCTTTTCGTCCAGGGCAACGAGCGTCCCGTTCTTCTTCGGCGGGTTGGTTTGCCCGGCGGGGAACATGACCGACGTCACGAGACCGCCGCCGACGACGACCTTTGCTACCGTGCACCACCAGCCGTGGAGCATGTTGTCACTGCATGCCTGGAAGACGAGCAGCGCGATCAGCGTCATGGCGCCGCGCACGGCGCCCATGAAGTACGCCTGGTCGGTCCAAACCTTTTCGAGCCACGTCTTCATCGTCTCTTCCCCTTGCCCTTCTCGATGTTCTGTTTCTGAAGTTCTTTCTCGAGGTCCGACCTCGTCCATTGCATCAGTAGAGCTAGACGTGCGCGGACCGCTCCGAGATCTCGTCGTACGGTGTTGAGCGTTAGCCGAGACCGCGTGACGCGCTCCTTCATGTCGGCAACGCGCTTGGTCAGGTGCACCAGATCACTGCGCGCGCGCTCTATCCGAGCCTCCGTGGTCGCGTAGTTCCGAATTAGGAGCACCCGGTCGACGCCGCCGGACAGGACCATCGCAACACACACCGCGGTGATGATCGGACCGGCGGCGCGACCGACATGCGACATCTTCGGGAGCTCGTCAGCCACGGCCGACCCCCTTGTTCTCGAGGAGAATGGTCAGCCGGTTCTCGAGCCGATCGAGCTGCTCCTTGATTCCCTCCATCTGCGTCTCGAGCCTCGTGACCTTCTCGACGATGAGCGAGTATCGGCCCGTAAGTCGCGTCAAGAAGATGCCGCCCACCGCGCCTATGATGCCGAATATCCATCGCCAGAACTCGGCGATGAACGAGTCGACCCCAGCGGGTGCTGGTGTGAGTTCAGGAGAAGGCATCACCCGCCCCGAAGACGCCCGAGTCGTTGATCTCGCCCAGCTTCGCGAGAACCTCATCCGGGTAGCTCTTGTTCGACCCGCCGTTCCAGCGGAGCAGTCCGTCGCGCAGGTTTCCGCTGGCAGCGTTGATCTTGGAACGAAGCACCTTGCAGCCGATCGCGAGGTTGCGGGGCGGGTCGCAGAGCTCTGTGGGGAACTCGAACGTGAAGCCATGCTCGATCGCGACCGTCAGGAGAACCTGCATGAGGCCGTAGCTCGACGAGAAGATGTCGGGGTACCGCGCCCAGTAGTCGTCTGCTTTGAAGGCGGTGCGCTTGACGAGCGCGAGGATGCCGGCCTTGTACCGCTGGTAGAATGACGGCTCCGGGCGCTGCGCCCACGGGTTGCCCGAGCTCTCTTGGGCTACGACGGCCGCCACGAGGTTCGGCTTCAGATTCCAGCGCGGTGCCTCGAGGCGAATCAGCGGCACCCACGGGCGCACGCACTCGGCTACGGCGCTCATGGGCACGCCTCGACGAGCTCGTCGCCCGGGTTCGGCCCGAAGCTAAATCCCCAGAACACCGACCACTGCGCGCCGGCTACCCTGACGGCGCGGAGCATTCGGCAGTCGGCCGACGGTGGCGCTTCCCAGAAAGTGCGCGCACCCGACGCCTGGCAGGATCGGTCCTCGATCTGGAGAGCTGGCGGGAAGCCGTGCTTGCGAAGGATGCGTGTAATCCGGCGGGCAATTGCGTAGCCGTGGCCGTCGTAGCTGAAGGCGTTCGACCCGTTCGACATCTGCACGACCACGAGGCCGACCTCGGGGTGGCTCTGCATGAGAGCTTCGAGCCAGACCTCGAAGATCCGCGCCGCGACCTTTACCTCGAACGCATCGGGATAATCGGGCAGGCACTGGCCATCGGCCGCGACCAGGGGCGCGCCGATCGGCCGGAACTCGTAGCCCGGTGGCCGCGTGAGACCGAGGCGCGCGAGCATTGCGTCCTGCTCGTCGCGCGGCATCTCGTGCGTGCAGCCGAAAATGTACGGCGCGACCATGATCGCGTTACCCGGCTCGACGCCCCACGCGAGGAGGTTCGCGACCCGCTCCGCCGCGCCGGGCGTGCCGCCGAGTGGATCACCCGCCGGGTTCCAGCGGAACCAGAACTGTGGTGCTGGCTCGCCCACGAAAAATCGCGGCATCTGGCCGCGCGCTTTCATGCCCTCGACCGCAGTGTGCACCTCGTCGTTGCTCGCACGGTCGGGAACCGCGTATGGCCACTCGTGCTCGGCGTAAACGAGGTCGGGGTTGTAGGGGTGCCCGAACGCTGCAGGAATGAGGCCTGCCTGCTCTGGTGCCGGCCACCAGATGCCAGCGAACGCGGCCGGGCCGCGGGGGAGTGGTGTCGGCGTGGGGACCGGGGTTGGTTTCGGGTGCCCCACGTTGCGGAAGCTCCCGAGGCCCATGAAAGCCAGGACGCTCCACTTGTCGACGCCGCTCGACCGCTGCATGCAGTCGCACGAGCCGGGGTAGCCGAACACGCCGCAGTCCGGGTTGCGGACCTTGCCTGGCACGCACGTCGGCGTCGCGCTCGGTGTCGGGACCGGCGTTCGCGTCGGAATGGGCGTCGGCGTGACGACCGTCTCACACACCACGCGCGGCGTGGTGCCCGCGGGGCATGCCCCCTCGCGCGCAACGGCCTCGAGCGAGTCGCAGCCGCGGAGCTCCCACTGCCGTTTCGCGCGCCGCCAGACGAGCTTGCCGCAGCCGACGTCGCCGAAGATCATCGGACCTCGACGGCAGTCGAGCGGCAGGTCCACCGCACGTGCGTCGATGGACATTGTCAATACCAGCGCCGCAGCCGCGGCAAGCCACCACCTCACCATCACTACCTCACCGAGTGACTCTTCGGACCCTGTCGAAGAGCGGGTCGTTTTGACGCCGCAGGCCGAGTCGGAGTGTCTTCAGGTGCCCACCGTCCGCCTCGACGCTGCGGACGATCCACGTCGTGTCGCGATCGCTCGGGCTGCTCTCGCGCGAGAGATTGACGACGACACGCTCGCCCATGCGCGGAATGCGCGTCAAGCCAAACGACGAACTGTTCATCCGCTGACGGCCGCGGCCGCCATAGCGCATGACCGCCGACGCAGTACCGAACGCGGAATCGGCGTCGGCGTAGCCGGCATCGTCGATCTGCCCGACGCCCGCGGTGAAGAGCGTATACCGCGCCTCGGAGAAGAGCGTCGGCGCGAGACCGCGCGCGTCGTTGTCGACGGCGCCGGCGTAGAAGGCGTATCCCGAGTTCTCGCGTCGAATCAGGTACGACACGCGGGCCTCGATCAAATTTTCGTCCTCGAACTCGATTTTCCCGAAGTCGGAGTTGTAGTCATCGAGCACGGCCGCGACCGGGTAGAGCTGCCACCCATCGATCCACCACGCCGCGCGCTTCGTGGTCGTGGTCGTGCCGAGGCTCCCGGAGATTGTGGTCGGCCAAAGCTTGATGATCGCGGTTCCGACATTGCCCGGCGCGACGTAGAAGAGCACCTCCTGGCGTACCCAGCGGTTCGTGAAGACATCAGTGCCGACGACATAGGACTTAGCGACCGTCTGCACGCCGATGCCGGGCTTCGTGACCGTGATAGTGAAATCGGCCGGCGTCGCGATCGACGAGTCGTTCAGGATGTAGATGACGAACTGATACCAGCCCGACGACGGACACGGGACGGCGTACCAGGCATACCCGGTCGTCGAGACGTTGCCGCCCGATGCCGCCGGACTCACGAGTCGCATGCATCGCGTTCCGAAGAGCGCGGTACCGCCGGCCTCGACCTCGATCGTGGGCGCGCCCTGCCCGGTCGGATCGGAGCCCGCCTCGGCGGTCCACGGGCGCACGCCCGCGGTTCCGTCGGCGGAGACGCGATCTTCCTCGCCGCTCGAGTTCGGGAGGAGACCGTCCACGTCGAAGTCTGGCGCGACCGCGCTCATGCGCCCCTGTCGGTTGACGTAGGGCGCGAAGAAGCCGTCCTTGCCGATCTTCTCGACAGCTTCCTGGATCGTGGTCTCCGGCTCGAAGACGTGCGAGATCCTCTGCGCGAGACCGGGCACGGGCATGAGGAGGCCGCTCTTCGAGGTCGACTGGCAGCGCCACACCCTATCGATCAGGCGCATCACCTCGGCGTCGAGATCGGTGTCGGCGAAGCCTAGTGGCGCAGATTCCAGAATCTCGAACGTGCTGCCGGTGACGTACTGCACGTCGAGCGTGTCCCCGGGCTCGAGCGCCGGCCAGACGCTCGCCGTAAGGCCCAGCGTCGTGATGTGGCCGTGCCAACGATTGCCGTTGGCCGCGGTGATACGGACGCGCGCGCCCTCGTAGATGATGCTCGGGACGGGGGAGATGCCCACGCTGATCACGGTGTTCGCTGTCGGCGTGTGGTTCGCATTCGTCGTGGTAGACCCAGCAACGGTGGCATCGGGAACCCACGGGAAATTCTTCAGCACGTACGAAAGAATCGACCCATGCGCCTGGATGAGGTTCCCCGTGGGCGTTCCGTCGTCGGTGATGCCATCGACGTCGAAGTAGAGCTCGTCGGCAGGATTGTTGCCGTTCTGGTCGTTGTTGACCGACACGATGCCACGGGAGAGCAGGAGCGCGTTGTTCGAAGGCGCCGCGATCGTGATGGTCTGCGCTGTCGTGGGCGTCAGGTAGCCAGCGCGAACCTGCTTGAGCATCGCCGCCGAGACGCGGTACTGGTTCACCGCCACGCCCGTGCGACGCGAAATGCGGCGGCCGCGCACGCGGTCAGCCGGCCCCATCACGATGGGGATGCCTACCCCGCGCTCCGCGGTCTCGTTGCTGTTGCCGCCGAAGGCCGTGTTACGCACCGCGGTAAGCGGGCGATTGAGGTTGACGCCCCGCGGAAAGAGCCCGATCGCCAGGGCCGCCGCGCTCACTTCGGGGAGCGATCCGAACGCCCGCGCGAGCACCTCGACGAACTCTGCGCGGTCCTTCGGTTCCCACGGAAATTGCGCCATGCGGCGGTGATCCCAGACGAGTCGCTTCAGCGTAACCGGCAGTCCTTCCATGAACCGGCGTGCCGGCAGCCCGTCGTAGTATCCGTCGCCGTTGGCGACCTCGATCGTCCCGTACGAGCTCTGGACCTGAGATCCGCTCACCCTGACATCGAAGTCTTCGCTGATGTCCGGCACTTTGGAGATGCGCGGGAAGTACGGAACGGTGCGACCGCGGTAGTCCTGAAGATCGAAGAGACGACGGCCCAGGCGCTCGCGCGCGACGATCACGACCCGCTGGTCCGAAGTCTGCGGGTATGGCGTCTTCCCGGTGGGCATCTGGAGGTAGAGATAATGGCCCTCGGTCGCGCGCACGGTCGTCGTGGCCGACGCGAACTTGAATCCCTTGTCGCCGGGGTAGCGCGTGAGAACGGACATCTGCCAGGTATTGCCGGAGGTGTTCGCCTCGACGCGCGCGTGCGCAATGTTCCCGGTTGCGCTGTCTTCCAGAACGACGATCCGACCGATCGCCACGTTCGTGGATGCGGACAGCGGCACGTCAGTCGAGTTGAACTGGTCGAAAGTGAAGGTAGAAGCGAGCGTGAGGTCGATAGCCGGAAGTCCGTCCTTCTCCGGGTTGAAGTACCACGTGCTCGCGGCGCTCGGCTTCTTGAAGATTTCGGTCGCCTCAACGCCATTGATCAGGACACGCCCGACGTCGTCGATGTTTGCGCGGCCGACCCCCGTGCCGAGCGGAATCTTGTAGAGATCACCGGAGACCTGCGTCCAGTCCTGCAGAAGCACGCCATGCTCGACCTCGGCCAGCAGCTCGACATCGGAGTCGGAGTTCTCTCGCGGCGGCGTGAGCTCCTGCAGCCTGACGTACCCCGTATTACGTACAAGGACAGGGTTGCCGTCATTTACGACCGCTCGGTTTTCGACTTTATTGACGTTGACCTGCGGGCTCGAGTCCACGGGCGACGCAGGTACGCGGTGCATGAAGAAGCCGCAGCCGCGCTGCGACGGACCCCAGAGCCCGTGGGCGCTCTGCTGCGGCACGCGCGGTCCGCCCCAGAGCGGCCGCGCCTCCCAGCGACCGTTCCCCGCCTTCCGTACGTCGAGCGAGATGAATTCGAGTCGCTGGTTGTTCCAGTCGGGTACTGTGTCTTCGATGTTCTGACCAGAAATCAGCCCAGTGATGGGCTGCTCGTCCGTTCCGGACGTTGCAACAAACGACGTGCCCGTTGTGCCCGCAACATCGCCTGAACGCAGGGACGAAAACACGTCCTCGAACGGAAGTGACGCATTTGGAACGTAGGCATCCTCGAAGACCCGAAACGCCCCCAGGAAGGCACGTCGGATAGTCGACGTGCCGCCGTTAGGTGCTGCGACCTTGATTGATACCTTCGGCGCCGTCGCACCGTTCGGTAGGGCCGAGACCATGGCTACGATTCCAAAACTTCTCCGGTCGGTTGCAGTGCGAAGTGGAAGGGTTGCGTCAAGCAGTGTTACGCTCGACGCCCCCACGACGTCGACCACGACCCGTCCATTCGAAGCCGCGTCGTTTGAGATCACCCCGGTGGCGACGATGATCCATGTGGGATTGACGCTCGAGAACGCCTCGTTAGGGAGGTCGAACGAGTGGTTAGCATCGGTGACCAGGGTAGCGCTCGCTGACGAGACCGAGTTCAGGTTCGCGTTTCCGACCGTATATCTTTCCCGGACGCGGATCGCGGCGAGGTGCCCGTAGCTCATGCGGGCCGTGCCGGCGCTGCCCGTCGGCGCGATCGCAAGATGATGCTCCCAGAGCGTCCCCGGCTTCAGGTCTGTCAGGACGCAAGCGCAGTTCCACGGCTCGTTGTCGGCGAAGGAAGCGTTGCCGACGGTCATCAGCGCGACGGAGCGATCGGTTCCGCCCGGCCGATCGCCGCTCGGGCACTTCGTCCAGAGGTTCGCGGTGACCCGCTGGGCCGTGGTGTCGCAGCTGACCGCAGCCGATCCGATGAGCAGATAGTCGTAGGTGCCGCCGACCGGGGCCTCGCGGAGGTCGAGCGGCAAGGTGACGTGCGACTGCTCGACGACGACGACGGTGGCCGAGGTTGTGTACGTCGCGGTCGAGAATGCGGTCGCGCTGTCCGCCGTCGACCAGATCGGTACGAACGTGACCACGGTCGCCGTCTTCCTGATTGCGCGCGCATAGAAAGCGTGCGAGCCCTCGGAGATCTTATAGATGTAGTTAACGCGGATGGCTGAAGCAGACGAGAAGGTGACGTCGAACCCAACGGGCGACGCAGTGAAGCCGCTCGACGGGTTCGCGGAGAAGTACGGGACGTCGGTGGGGAGCTCGTCGCGGCAGGCGTAGAAGACGTTGTAGTCGTTGTCCCGCATCAGACCGGACCGATAGGGAGCGGGTGCTCGTTGAACTTCATCGACAGGCTGACCGTGTTCGGAGCCTCGACCGTTTCCTCCCACGGGCCAGCAATCGACAGCAGGCCATAGTGACCCGACGCTGCGCGACGGTTGTCGTCCGTCGACTGCGAGAATCGGTCGAAGATCACGTGCTGCGAGCCGCCAATCCGGAGAAGCTCGCGGCGAAGGGCCCAGAAGACGGACTCGTCGATGGGGTCCGTCGAGAAGTTCAGGTCCAGCTTGACGGGAAGCGAGTCGACATACGGAGTGCGGTTGAAGCTCTCCTCCATCTGGGATGTCTCGACGGCCGAGACCTGAATGCTTCCGACCGGGATCTGGTACCAGTCGCCGAGCCACGGCGCGGCGAGCCAGGGGGATATGTCGGTCGAGATTTTGGTGCCGATGATCTTGACGCGCGCGTACCGGAAGGCGGTATTGTTCGCCTGGCTCGTGTCGTCGGCGCCGATGAACCACCGGTCGACGCCGCGGTCCGGAACCACGGTGCGGGTGCCGTACGTCCACTTCCTGTACGTTCCGGTGGTCGTTCCGAGGTTCGCGAAAGTGTTGTGTGCCCAGAGCTCGACGGCCGACCCCTGGCTCGCGGCCAGGTTGCAGTCGATCAGGGAGAGTCCCTTCCACGTTTGCGCGGTGCCGAGGTCGAAGTCGAAGTAGAAGGCTCCGCCGGTGATCGGCCAGCACCGGAGATGGCGCGCCGGGTCCATGACGTACGAGGCAGGATGAAACTCATCCTCGGTGCCGACGCCGACGAGCGACGCGCCGGGCTGCCACAGGAGGTTCTTCGTCCAGATCGTGGAGTAGCCAGCGAACGAGCCAGTGCCGCTCGGGAGTAGTTCCGTCGCCATGGTCAGGGCCTCACGTTGGTCGGCGACGCGGTGCGGGCGCGGGTACGCGAGGTATACGGGGCCGCCTTGCTCTGCGCGGTGAGCAGCGCGCCCACCGGGTTTCCGCCGCCACCCTTCTCGGCGGCCCGGACAAGGCGCTCGAGGAGCGCATTGGTCTTCTTCTGCTCCTGCTCGACGCGCGAGATTCGGCGCTCGAGCTCCTCGTCGTCGTGCCCGCCGGCGTCGAGACCGGCCTCCACGAAGCGGTGGAGGTGCTCGAGATCCATCGCGACCTCGGGCCTATGCTCGGCGAAGTTGACGACCTGCGGACGAGTCAGGAGGCCGCCGGCGGCGAGGCCCGGGAGCCAGCTAGCGAGTTCGTCGCGCGTGACAGACGACGCGAACCACTTGCCCGCGATGTTCGCGTTGTAAATCTGAGCGAGGGCGCCTTCCCGGCCCATCTGCGCCAAGGCCACCGAGTTTCCGATGATTCCCTGCGTGAGCCCGAACCCGAGGCCAGCGACGGAGTCCCGGCTCATGCTGGGATGATCCTTCAGGATCTCGTCGATCAGGTTGTTGCCGACTGCCCCTGCGACGCCGCGCAGGTATCGCGACTTCGCCTGGATGTCATCGTCCGATCCGCCGTCGCCGCCGCTCGCCGTGTCGGGCACCGGCGGCTTCTCTGGGATGAGCACGTCGAGATAGCCCGAGCCGCCACGACCGAAGACATCGAGCGCAGCGTTGGTCAGCTGGATCCGCGCGAGACGCTGTTCGAGCTCGCAGTTCGTGCACTCCGCCTGCTCGGCGGCGTTACCGGCCTCGGAGATCTGGTCGCCGGCATCGGTGATGGCGACAGCGCTCTGGCCGAGGGAATTGGCGAGCTGCGCGATCCCGTTCGCGATCGCATTGAACGCCTGCTGGAACGCGGGGTCGTTCAGCACGCCGAGCATGAGGGCGATCTGCTGCGCGATCGCCGAGTTCGCGTTCGCCGTTTCGATCTGATGCTTCGCGATCATGTCGAAGATGTGCTGGATCTCGCCGAGCATCGGAGCGAGCGCGCCCTGGATCAGCGCGCTGTCAACGAACGCCTGGATGAGCCCCTCCTTCAGGTGCTCGTAGATGTTCGTTTTCAGGATCTTCATGAACTCGGCGAAGCTAGGCCTCTTCGTCGGGTCGCTGAACGCCTGAGAGAGCGATTGCTTCATGATGTCCGCGGCCGCCTTCGCTCCCTTGGCGACCCTGCGGGTCATGTGGATGCCAAGCGCCTCGAACACCGGCTCCAGCGCGCGCATTGCGCGCCGGATCTCCTTGGCCCCCAGCCGCGCACCCTTCGCGAGCGCCTTCGCCTCGTCCTTCGTGATCTCCGAGCCGCCCGGCCCATCCGGATCGAATGCGGCCTTCAGGGCCGTGCTCATCTGGTCGCTGAACGCATCGATCGCGGTCTTGAGTGGGCCGGTGAGGAGCAGGGAGTCAATGACCGCCTGAAGCACGGCCTCCTTGGTTGCGTCGCGAACGGAGTGTGCCCAGTCCTTGACGGCACCGGAATCTGAGAAGTCGAGCTCCGCCATGGACTTCAGGAGCCCGCCGAAGTCGATGTTTCCGATGTCCTTCGCGATCGTCTGCGCCTGGCGCAGTGGCTCGAGCAGATCGTCTAGATCCTTGGCTTGCTTCTCGATGTAGTCCGTCTGGGTCTTGATCTGCTCTCGGATCTTCTCGAGATTCTCGGGGGTGAGCTTGCCAGCGCCGGCGAGCTTCTCAGCGCCATCGATCAGGTGCTGAATGTTCTCCTCGGCCGCGCGCACGCCGCGCGACTCCGTGAAGCCCTTGATGATCGAGGTGACGAGCTGCTCGTTGACGTCGTCGCCTAGGCCCTTCGCGAAGTCGGCGGCGAAGTCCTTCCCCTTCTCGAACGCGGCCTTGAGCGCCTCGGCGACGGCGGACGCGAACCCGGGCGCCTCGGTTTGGTCGGCATCACCGAGGCCCTGGAGCAGCCGGAGCACGTCCGGCGACACCGACGGGAGTCCCCCCGTGCGCGGGTTGCCTCCGCGCGGGTTGCCGGTCTGGCCGCCCTGTCCGGTACGGCCCGCGCCCATGGCATAGCCGGCCACTCCGTGGCCCAGCATCATGCTTGCCGTCGACGCTCCGAGCGGAATGATCGATGCGCCCCCGCCCGCGTGCGCGATGAATAGCTCCGGGCCACGCTCGCCGACGATCGCCATCGTGCCGGCGTGGATCGGGCCGCCGGCGGCGCGGCCGCCGATCGGCGCACGGCCGTCGCCCGCGCCGCTGCCAATCCCACGCCTACCATCCCCGCTGCCGCCGAGATCGAGAACGCCCGCGCCATCGAGGCGCGACGCCGCCCCGGCGAGCGCGTTGAGGGCATTCGCCGCACCGATCGCGGCGCGCCCCATGTCGCCGATTGCATCACCGCTCTTGACGGTGGTGTCTCGATGTTCGCGCGTCGCGTCCTTGTCGAACGCGCCGAGCTTTCCGAGATCTTCGTAGATTTGCCACAGGCTCTTGCCCGCCTGAATCTGCTGCAGCAGCGTCCACTTATCGCGCTCAGTCTTGATGCCGGCGAGCTGGGCGAATTCGGTGATCTCTTTCGCTGTGTAGTGCCTGCTCCCGACGGAACCCTCGTCCGTTCCTTTGCCCCGGTCATTCGACGGCACGCCGTGACGCTTGTCGACCTCCTTCGCATAGTCGAACGCCGTCTTAGCGATGTGACCGGCATCGCCCAGCACGTCGGCCAGCATCTCGGCGAGGGCACCGCCGCGCTCGAAGATCAGCTGCATGATTGCGTCGAGTCGGCTGCGCTCGTTCGCGTCGATCTTGCCGTCCTCGATCGCCTTCGCGAACTCCGTCGAGAACGTTGCCATCAGCGGCGCCATTACTTGACCGGCCATAATCGCGTTGACCATGGCCTGCTGCATCCCGCCGATCAGGGAGTCGAAGATCCCCTCGATGAAGTCCTTCTTGAACTCGACCTTGGCCTCGACGACTGTCTTGCCGTCCTTGATGTTGGCGAAAAACTTTCCGAGGGCGCCACCAAAGATGTCCTGTGCGGCTTGACGAGCGTTCTCGAGCTGCACCGAGAACATCTTGCCGATGACCTCGGCCGACGCTGCCATTGAATCGGCGAGGCCCTCGCCCGCCTTCTCGAGCTTGGCTCGGAGGGTATTGAGCTTCAGTTCCTCCTCGGCGGTGATAACTCCGTCCTTCGTTGCGGCCTTGAATGCGGCCTCCCACTCGGTCTGTGCCCGCGCGAAGGCCCTCCCCTGAACGGATTCGGCGGCCGCCTCGCCGATCAGATTCACGGCGCTTTGACGCAGGGACTGGTCGATCGAGGACTTCGCCGCAGCTCGTGCAGCCGCCTTCCCGCTGCCCGGGTTGACTGCCTCGGCCGCGGCAGCAACGTCAAACAAAGACCCGGCGAATTGCTTGGCCGCGTCCGTGTTCTTCTTCAGCTGCTCCTCGAGCCAGGTCCACCGGGCCTCTTCGTCCGTCGGCTTGAAGGCGTCTTCGATGGTCTTGTCGACATCCTTCGCCGCGTCGCGAATGGCGCGGAGCTCGGGGATGTAGTCCTCAAGGGTCGCTTTCCCTTCCGCGATCGACTGCGCCATCTTCAGGGCGAAGTCGGAGTCGGTCACCTTGATTTCGCCAGCGTCAAGCTGACGCAGCAGACCGAAGGTACCCTGAAACGACTCAGCAATGCGTGTGTTGTTGAAGAGATCCTTCAGCCCGGACGCCTGGACGGCTTGCGTGACGGTATCTTTCAGCTTCTGGCCGAGCGCATCAATGCCGTCGACCATGTTAGGCGCGGTGAAGATGTCGCCAAGATTCCCGCCGATGAATGACGCGCTCGCGGAGATGTCGGCCAGCGCGTTCTTGAACTCCGCAGTGTCGATCGTGAAGCCCTGCGAGGCCAGGTCAGCGACCTGCTTCCGGAACTCCTCCGGGTTGTTCGCGAGGACGCGGAGCCAGTCCTTCGTCTTGTCGTCGAGGTTCTCGAAGGCCTTGGTGCCGTTTCTCTCGAGCTCCTGCAGCGCGATCTCGGCAATCGAAACACCCTGCGGAACCTGATCCGCGAATCCCTTCGAGATGCCGTAGAGGCTGAGAGCAAACGAGTCGGCGCCCTCCCGCGCCGCGGTGAACTGATCCTTTCCGCCGAGCTCCTTCGCGGCGTCCGTGATTCCGGAGAGCTGCTTGGGCAGCGCATTCAGCGCGTCCATCAGCGTGATGCCGGACTCCTGCGCGAGCTTGCCGAGGTTCGCGAAGAGCTCGTCGAAACTTAGGCCCTTGGCTAAGCCCCTCGACAAAAATTCCGCCATGATCTGGCCCTGCTGCTCCGCAAGCGAGGCGAGATCGCTGCCCTTCGTGTGCTCCGCCTTGCCGCCCTCGCCCCCCATCGTGCCGAAGAGCGCCTGGGTCATGCCCTCGATTTGCTTGATCTGCTCGGGGGTGAAGCCGCGGTCGAGCGCGGTCTGCGGGCCGGTTTTCCACGCCGTGCGAGTCCAGTCGCCGAAGAGGCCCTGCAGTCCGCCACGGCCGTCCTCGCCGCCGAAGATCTTCGAGGAGTCGATGATCGACTCGCCGCCGCGACGAAGCGCGGTGCCGAGGGTCGGCAGTCCGAGGATCGCGCCGTAGAGGGCCGCGCTCGCGGGATCGAAGTACTGCTGGGCGCCGACGAGCCCGCCGAATCCGTGGCCGAGGAGCGTACCGCGGTTGACGGAGCCGGCGAACAGCGGCGCCATGATGTTCGACACGACGCCGCCGATCAGGCCGCCAAGCGGCCCGAGCACGGCGCCGAGCACCGTGCTGACGAGCAGGTTGATGTTCGCCGTCTTACTGAGAACGCCCGGCTCGACGGCCGACTGAAGGATACCGTTGAGCCCGGTCGCGCCCTTCTTCAATAGGAGCGAGTTGCCGAGACTCGCGAGGCTGAAGCCGATTCCGGCGCCGGCAACCCCGCTGCCGAACGACCAACCGCCGGTATCGCCGGCCGGCGGGCCCTGGAATCCACCCGCCTCGTCAACGAACCCCGGCTGGAGTACATATGACGTCGGGAGGTTACTTGCGGGCGTCCCAGAGGAGAAAAGCCCGCCGACCCAGTTAATGGCCTTCTGGAAGAACCCGCCGACATTGATGCCGCCGGTGCCGCCGGTGGGAGTTGAGCCGTCGGAAACGCCCGAGAACAGCGTCTTGAAGATCGAATTGCCCTCGCCTGCGAGGTCGAGAAAGTTTGCTTTGACAGTAGGGTCGAAGTCATGGAGCTTGCTGTCGATCATCCCCTCGACCCAGCGCTTGCCCATTGCCAGGCCGAAGGACTTCCCCGCCTCACCCCACTTGAGCGTGCCGCTGATCAGCGCGTCGCCGACCTGACTCAACGAGTCCTTGATGGTCGAACCGAGGTGAATGTACGCGAGGTTCTCGCGCTCGATCGCATCAGTGATCCTGGCCTGGTGCTCCGCCTCGTCGGCGCTCTGGTGATTGATTTCCGCCTGCTGGCGCGCGATGGCGATTTTCTTGTCGAGCTCGGTGATCAGGCCCTGGTTGACCTGTTGCGTGAGCTGGAGCTCGAGCTGAAGCTTGCTCGTCTCGTCGAGTTGCGATTGGACCGCCCTGCGTCGCTCGAGCGCGTCAGTAGCGGCGTCAATCGCCTCTTTCTCGACGAGCCAGCGGCGCGCGCGGTCCTCGCCGACGTCGCGCGCTTTTTCCGCGGCCTGGACCTTCAGGAGCGCGTCCGCGGCCTTCAGGTCGGCGTCCGCCTTCGACAGTCCGGCTGCCGCGGCCTCGTCGTACGCCTTGATCTGGGCCTCGATCCCAGCCAGCGTCTGCGTGCCGACGGCGATCTCCTTCTCGGTGGCCGCGGTTGCCTTCGCTTTGTTTGCGGCGAGCGCGGCCTGGATCTCCGCCTCCGTCCGCATGCCCTTGCCGAGCGAATCGCTCGCGGCGGCGGCGCGGACCTCGGCCTCCGAGAACGACAGCGTGCCGGCGGAGACCTGCTCCCAGATCGCCGTCTGCGCGTTCGCGGCGGCGGTCTCGTTCGCCATCTTCTTGGAGAAGTTGTCCGTTTCGCGCGCGGTGCTGGCGGTCTCTCTGGCGAGGCCCTTGTGCGCGTTCTGGAGGCCGACGAGGGTGCGCTCGAGATCGAGGATGTCCTTCTTCTCGTCGTCCGTTACGACCTTGCCCTTCCGATCCTGATCCCGGACGAACTGCTCGGTGTTGGCGGCCGCATCGCCCTGCGTGTTCCGAATCCGCAGGACGGCGATCTGATCCCTGAGCTTCTGCGTGAACTTGTCGACGTCGCTAGCGCCAAACGCCGCGTTCAGGTCCAGCACTTCCGATGAGAGATTTGCGAACTCATCGGAACAGACGCGGGCTCCCTGACTTGCGTTGTCGAGCGAGTCGGTGAAATCGGCGACCTCCGTCGACGTCGACGGCAGCTCGGCGCCGCCGTGCTTGAGCTTCTCCCAGAAGTCGTCGATTTCGACGCCGGCATCAGAGAGGCGCTTGATGAGGTTGTCGATCAGGTCATGCGTGCCCTTGTCGAAGTCGCCTGACGCAGCAGCCTTGGCCGCGTCGTTCATTAGACCGAGGACGGGAATGATTGCCGTCTCGAGTGCGTGCCACGCGTCGGCAGCGAGCTTTGCGCCCTGTCCGAGCGTCGTCCCGAGGCTGTTCGGGTCCACCTTCTCGACGCCGAGCAGGACACCCAGGAAGTCGTTCAGCGATTTCGTCGCTTGCGTGATAGGCGGCACGAACTCGCTGCCGGCGCTGATGGCCAAGTCGTGGAGCCGGACACCGGAGATCTCCAGCTGCCGGTTGAGCGCGTCGTTCATGCGCTCGAACTCGCTCGCGGTCGCCGTCGGGTTCTTGTACTGGTCGGCGACCATGGCCAGATTGCGATTGACGGTACCCAGCACCTGGCCGAGCGAGAGCATCACCGCGGTATTGCGGGTGCTGCCAATGTGGAGCTGCTGGAGCGTGTCGACCGCGCGCGGGCCCTGCTGCGCCAGGGCGCCGAGGAACTTCAGGAAAACGTCCGCCGGGTTGACCTTGCCGAGCCGCTGGAACTCGTCGGCGGTGATCCCGACGACGTCCGCAAACTTCTGCAGATCCTTTCCGGTGGCCGCCGCCTGCGTGATCTTGACGAAGATCTGGCTGAGGGCCGTCGCGCTGCTCTGGTTCTTCGCGCCGACGTCCGCGAGCGCGCCGCCGACGGCGAGGAGGGTCTGCGAGTTGACGTGGAACGCCGCGGTCGCGCGCGCGAGCGTTTCCGTCATCGTGAGGATCGACGACTCCGTGGTTTTCGAGTTGTTGCCCAGCGCCGTGAGCGACGCCGCCATCCCTGCGACGTTCGAGACCGACTCGTGCGTGAGCGCGATCAGGCGACCGAGGGAGTTCGTTGCCGCCTCGGCCGTCAGGTCGGTGGTGCGCGTCAGCATCCCGACCTGGGCCGCGAAGGCCGCGAGGTTCGCGGATCCCCTGACCCCGAGCTGGGCCGCACCCTGCTCGATCTTCGCGAGCTCGGTGGCCGGCACGCCGAGCGTCGCTGACAGCTGGAGTACCTGGGCGCTCATGGCGCGCAGCTGCGCCGGTGTGTCGTTCGTGACCTTCGCCACGCGGATCATCGCCTCTTCGAAGTCCGCCGCGGCCTTGACACTCCCGAAGAAAGCGACGCCGACGCCCGTGACGACGGCGATGCTCGCGCCCAGGGCGAGGTTCGCCCTACCTGCGAGCGCGCCGACGGCGGTGAACCGCGAGCCGATGCCGGACAGGGGCCCGAAGGCCAGCACGCTCGCGCTGCCGAGATCGCGCATGGCGACCGTGAGGCCGGTGACCTGGGAACGCGCGGGCGTGGCGCCGCTGGCGACCTGCCGGAGCGGCGTGAGGATCTGCGCGATCTGCGAGGCGCTCGAGGTCGCCGTTTGGCCGGCGGCCGCCATCGCCTTGTCGACGACGGCGATCGCATTCGCGGCGCGCGTGGCGTCGGCGATGATCTTGTCGACGGAGGCGGAGAAGCGCGCGGCGCCCTGTTCGGAGCCCCTGGCGTCAATACTATATTGTACGGAGGGCATTAGACCTGCCGCTCCTCGCCGCGCGCCGCCACGCCCCCTACCTCCGCCGTCCCCGCGACCTGGCCGCCTTCGTTCTCGCCTCCTGCCTCTTCATGTCCGCTTCGCGCTTGCGGCCGATGAACTCGAAGCGGGCCCCGTCCATCGCCTGAAGGAGCGGGAGCACGTGGAACGCACCGTCGCGACCGACGAAGGAGATGAGGTCGTTGAGGGAGAGGGGGTGCTCGGAGGGGGTGTGTGATCTAAGGTCGGTCCAGAGTCTCGCGTAGTACGCCGCAACGCCGTCGAGCTTCGGAACGACTCCCAGCTCAGCTGGGAGCCCTTCCCTGACCCTCTTGTCGGTGTTGCGACGCTGGGCCGGCGTCATGCTGGATCGCTCCAGCACGCGCTCGACCCATTCCGTCAGTCGTTTCCCAGATCTTCACGCTCCTGGGCGATCCTGTTCGTGACCTTGACCGACGCGCTCAGCACGCGGTCGAAGAAGCGACCGTAGTTCTTGAGGTCTTCCGCCCAGCCGGTGACCAGCTTCCGGTCGAACGGGAGAACCTCGCCGCTCTCGCTCGTGACGCCCTCCCAGTCCATCAGGAGGTGCTTCGCGGTCGCCTTCGCGACGATCTCGTCGCGGACCTTCGGCTCGACCTTGCCGTTCCGCGAGCCGGCCTGCTCGCGCTCGATCGCGCGCGCGATGTAGCCCTGGTAGTCTGGATGGTCCGTGGTCCGGACGGACACGCGGACCCCCGGGAAATCCGGGAGGTCCGTCATCGTGCCCTCGTCCGAGATGGGGGACTTCAGCATGCCGATATTCATGGATTGACCTTCTTGGTCTGCTGCTACCCGAGCCGCACGCCGCCCCCGCGACGAGTAGCCGGCAGCGAGTCAGCCGCGATCAGGGGATCGCGATGATCTTGTCGATCTGGAACCCGATGTTGTTCGCGTCCGTCTCCGCGACGATCGTGACGTTCTGGTAGGCGTCCTGGCTGTTGCCGGGGATCGGGTCGTCGAGGACGGTGATCCGGCCCTGCGGCACGGTGAAGACGTAGGACGGGTCGGTCGCCGAGCGGCCGATGATCCGCCACGAGAACGGCGTCACCGTGTTGTTCCGGAACTTGTCGATGACGCTCTTGTCGCGAAGGTAGAGGGTCGCCTGGAGCGTGATTTCCGCGACGCCGATTCCGATGTCGAAGGGGTTCAGCGCGGTGATCTGGCGCTTCACGCGAGCCTTGTTCGAGATCTGCAGCGAGAGCTCGGTGAGCTTGTGCGTGGCGTCGGCGCCGAGCGAGCCCTCCTTCAGGCCGCGCAGAGTGTCGACCGCCGCCGCGATCAGCTCGGTGCCCGCCGCGGCCACCGTGCCCATGCCGGTGGAGGTCGCAGCGGCGACCGAGTTGGTGCCCATGAAATTGATGCTGCCGGTGATGATCTGCTCGTCGGAGAACCGCATCGAGAGCTGGTCAATCACGAGGCCGTTGAACTGCTCGAACACGCTGACGTCGGGGAACTGCTTCTCTGCGGAGAAGCTGACGCGCGTGGTGCCGATCGTGATCAGCGAGGAGACCTGCAGCTTGCGGGAGGCGCTCGCCTCGTCGACGATACCCGAGCCCGCCTCGACCGTGACGGAGGTGGAGGTGGAGGCCGCGGCGGCGCGGAACCATCCGTTGTTCGCTGCGTTGGTGAAGGTCGAAGTCTGGAACCACTGACCCTTCGCGATCCCCGCGAGCGACGGCGTGCCCGACGTGGTGAAGGAGGGGCCGGCGGCGACCGCCTGGATGTTGCCGGTCAAGAGCGACGGAGCGGCCGCGAACGCGGCGCTCATCATCGCGCCCTCGAGGATGTTGTCGAGGTTGTTCGGCGAGAACTCGAAGTCGACGGAGACCTCGGGGTTCGCGCTTGTCCGCACGTTCTCGCGCGGATTGCGGTTGCCGTTCACCTCCGCGGAGGTGGTGCGGTTCTGCTTCTCCTGGCCGGAGAAGGAGGTGCCCCGCATGTACTTCGCGCCCGTCCCGGGATTCACCCCGATCGAGGACTCCTTGACGATCGCGAATCTGCTGTTTGAGGTATCCGCCTCTGCCATCTCCCCACTCCCCCGCCGCCCACCCGAGGCGCGTTGATTTCCGCTCCTTTCTCCGTTGACACTGTCAACGGCCTACCTACCTCTAGTTCAAACGACCGATTAGATCAATCGATCGCCCTATTTCCCGGCCGCGCTTCGCGGCTACGGCTCGTTCGTGTCGGCTTGCCAGGGCACGACGAGGCGCCCGATGTACATGGACTCGTCCGGCACCTCCCACGGCGACCAGTACGGCTTCCGGTACCGGATCGGCGGGTCGGTGCTCGTGTCCACCAGAGCAAGGAAATGCGGCTCGATCAGGTCGCCGATCGCCTCGTTCGGACCGGAGCCCGAGTCGAGCGGCGTCGCGATCCGGAACGCCAGAATGCCCCGCGTCCGGAACAGCCGCGGTGATCCCATGGCGACCTGCTTCGACTCGGATGGCACGATGTCGGTGATCACGTGCGAGACCGTGAGGCCGGCGTACTCGCGCTGCTGCCAGCGGTAGAACCAGAGAATGCTCGGGTTCGGCGCGACTACGAGCGTTTCGATGCGTGAGCGAATCGCTTGCTGGATGCGTTGCGTGTCTGCCATGGCTCAGGCCGCCTTCGCACGCTGGATCGCGCGCGCGCCGGAGATCTCGCGGTTCGAGAGCCGCGCCGCGATCTCTTCCGCCTTCGCCTGGGTCGCCTCGATGTTCGCGTCCACGAACGCGGTCCGGTCGTTCACCGTCGAGACGCACGGCGACCCGTTGGCGATGAACACCTCGTCGCCGAGGTCGACGTCGGCGAGTGCGGGCGTCCTGGGCGCCGGGATCCGGCCGCCGGCCGCCGGCAGCGGCGCGAACTCGTAGTCGGGGGCGCCGGCCGCGGCCGTCCACGAAGCGCGGAGGCGCCCCGAGCCCGGCGCGTCCGGGTCGGCCGTCGGCGAGTTCTCCACGACGCGGTCGAACGAGAATCGGACGAGCTCGCGGAATCCCTCGGCGACGAGCTCGGGCCCCTCGACCTTGATCGCTTCGGACTCGCGGATGAACTTTGCCAGGCCGATCGTCGGCATCAGCTCACCACTCCGCCGACGTACAGCCGGTAGCCGACGACGTCCGCGCCGCGCCGCTGCGGCTCGACGGACAGGATGCGGTACTCGCTCGAGCCGTCGACCACGAGGTCCGAGTCACGCGGCTCGAAGACGCCGACGAACGGCGCGGACGGGACGCCATAGTACGCCTGCGCGCTCGTGAGCGGGTCTCCCTTGATGCTCCGCTGCAGCCCGCGGGTGTACGTCGCGGGCGTCGAGACAGACTGCTCGCCCGACGCCCGCGTCGCCGTCACGCGATTGAACGCCCCCGTCTTCCGCTTGACGGTGATGGTGAACCCCGTCCGGCGGCGGAGGCGCTCGATCGATGATCCGAGGTAACTGCTCATTGGTTGAGAAACGCCTGCGTGATCGGCGCGCCGCCGACCTTGCCCTTGACGGTGGCCCCGGTCGCGCTGGCCGCGACGGTCACGTTCTTGGTGTTGAAGGTCGCCGCACCCTCGGCCGCGACCGTTGTGCTGTCGGAGTTGTACACGCCGGCCTGGATCCCGGTCGTGGTCGAGTTGCGCGAGAGAATGCAGCCGCCGACGTACGACATGCACGTATTGCCCGACCCGCCGACGCCGGTAACCCCAATCGGGCCGCCGCCATCAATCGGCGCGCCGCCAACGGTGTTCCCGATGCCGCCAACCTGCGTGTTGTAGAAGCCAGTGACGACGTGATCGAGGCCGATACCGACCGAGGTGTCGCCGAAGGTCCGGTTGTTGTCGCCGACGTTGAGGTTTGTCCACCCCGACCACTGCGCGTTTTCGCCGATGATCAGGGAATGCGAGCCGTTGCGCACGGGCGTTCCTTGCTTGTCCCACCCGTTGCCGCCCAGAATCAGGTTCCCCGTGCCGTCAGACGACTCGGTTTCGCCGACATTGTTGACGATCTGAAGATTCGCCCCTTTGAGCTTGACGGTCGGGACGCCGGTGATGGGGTCGGGACCGGTCTCGGTGTGCGCTAGTACGTAGTCGAGCTTCGCGCCGTCCGCGCCGCCGAGTCCATCGAGCTGCGGCGAGCAGAACTTGATGTGCGCCGCGCACTCGGCGCCGGCATCCTTGACGTAGATCATGCAGTCGACCGTCGGAATCCGTGCGTCGGCATCCAGCTGGTCGATCTGACAGCTGCCCATAACCCCCTTGCCGTCGGCCGCCGGCGCAAAGCAGCTGACCTGTCCAGCACTGACGTAGAAGGAGTTCGGGTACGGGCCGCCGGGCGCCTCGCCCCACGTGACCGAGGTGCCGGAAACACCGCTGGCACTGACCTTGACGACGCCCGTCTTGTGGTCGATGCGCGCAGAGCACGTCGCCGCTGCGTGCGCGGCAGTGGACAGTGTCAATAGCATCAATGCAAGAAACAGCCTCATCGCTTCCTCCTATGCCGGGTCGTCGGCGTAACAGTCGCCGGGGAGTGTACACCCACCGGCATCTGCATTGCGACCCTTGAAGAGGAAAGAGGCGGTATTGCCGGCGTCACACAAGCAACCGTATTGATTCCGGTAGCCACATGACGCGACGCGACACTGGCCCGCAGCGCTCATGTTAACCGAGGCCGCCCACAGGATGTCGAGGTTGGCCGCGAGCCCGGTTCCGGTCCGGCCGTCGTCGCCGGCCTCGAAGTCGAGGCTGTTCGTGGTGATCGTGGCGGACGTGCCACTCGTCCCGGACCCATCCACGTACGTCTTGACGACAGACCCGCTGAACGACATCCCGAGCTCGTACCAGCGTCCGCTCGCGAGGACGGTCGAGTGCTGGTCGGTGGTGTTGCCGATGAAGCTCTGCACCTTGCCGAGCGTGGTCATTCCAACGACGAGGGCCCACCCCGTGCCGTCGCTGTTGTTCCACTTTCCCATGATGACGTGGGACTGGCCGAGGAGCGTAGAGCGGAACGCGGCGCCCGCGGAGAAGGCGCCCGAGAAGTCGAGGTTGGAGCACGTTGCGTCGGTGCACGACAAGTACCGCATCGGGGCGGCCGGGAAGACGTTCGAATACGACCCCTCGACGAAAAGCGTCCCGTCGCGTGAAATCGAGCCGTTGGGCGTCAGGTTATAATTCGAGCCGCTGGGCGCGACGTTCACGCGCGTCGCCGTCGTGTCCTCCTCGAGCGGCTGGCACATGACCGTCAGTGAGCTCTGGCACCAGTCCTTCGCAAGCACACCGCGCTTCTGGTCTCCGGTGCGTCCGCCCTGCGCCACCCCGCCTTGCGCTACGGCGGCCGCCACGACGCCGGCACCGACGAGCACCGCGAAGATGGCTCGCAGCACATGCGCGATCACGACTGCACCCGGTAGACGGTCAGGGTCGAGCCCGCCTCGATCTGGCACGTGCCGGAGCCGGAGTTGCCTGACCAGAAGAGCGCGACCGTTCCGCTCGTTCCCGCGATGACGATCTTCGCCTTGGCGCGCACGCCGTTCGTGCCGTTCAGCAGCTGGATCACCACCGTCCCGCTGTCGGAGTTGGTGCGGCCGCCGTCGTTCGCGGTTCCAGTCGTTCCAAAGGCGACGCCCTCGACCGTGGCGCTGGCCGGGATGTTCCACCCGAGCTTGAGATCCGTCGTGGTGCCGGCGGCGGTGTACAGGGCATCGAGCTCGACGATGTACGTGGTGTTCGCGGCGGCGCTGAAGGTCAGGTCGGGACCGGCGCCGCCGTCGTCGTCGTCGGAGGCCGTGGATGTGCCGCCGCGGTTCGTTGCCACCGTGCGCTGCTTGACGGTGTCGAGAATGTACGGCAGCTTGTCCGCCCAGCCATCGCCCGCCGAGGAGTCGGCCTGCTTGTACGTGCCGTCCGCGCCCGGTGACGTTGTCCCCGCGGCTGTCGTGCTCCCGCGGCCGGTTGCGAACTGCCCCTTCGTCGTGAGGCAGGTCTCGCCCGACCCCTGCGTGACCGTCGAGCACGCCGGCGGCGGCGCGAAGAGCGTCCCGGCGTCGTTCTTGACGTACCAGCGGTCCGGGCTACCGACGACGCAGTAGCCGCTCATCTTGTCGGCGCCGGGTGTCCCCGGCCCGTTGGTGTTGCAGTCCCACTGGTAGTAGCGGTCGTCATCGACCGCCGTGCCGTTCATCTTGGTGGCGAGGATCCCGCCGCCGCCGATCGACTGCAGGAGACCGGTCGCATCAACCTCGACGCCGGCGCCGGCCGCGGTTACTGCGGCGAGCGGCGAGCCGTTGGTCGACTGCGCGAAGAGTCCGTAGCTGTCCGTCCCGATGCCGGCGACCGCCGGTAGACGGGTGCCCGTCGCGCGCACGGTGAGCCCGGCGCCAGCGGCGTCGATCGCGTACCCGATGTCCGTCGTCGGCTTGACGATCGTGCTCGGCGCCGTCAGGAACGCGTAGGCCGGCTCCTTGGAGTTCTCGAGCGTCCACGTGGAGGCGTCCGACGAGAACGCATAGAGCCCGGTCCCGCTCGAGCGCCGGTCGATGACGACAGTGCCCGCGGTGAGGCTCTTCTTGATGACGACCCAGTAGGTGGTCGAGTCGGAGAGCGCGTACGGAAGGCCGAAGTCGAACGACGCGAGCGACGTCGAAACGTTCGCCATCGAGAGGCGCGGCCGCGCGACCGCGAAGTTCGCCGTGACCTCGGTGTTCGGTTTGCTGCTGCCCGAGTTCGTGTAGACGCGGAGCTCGATGTAGTCGGTAGCGGCCGGCGAGCCGGTCTTCTTCACCCAGATGCGGACGCCGTTGTACTTCGAGCCCGCGGTGCCGCTCGTGCCGGTGGCGAACCGGAAGGCCTCGTAGGTGTTGTCGATCGTCTCGTCGACGCCACCCGTCAGCTGCGACGCAACGCTAGAGTCGGTGCGGGTGTCGTCGAGCCCGGTGACCTGAAGACCCTTCGCGATCGTCTTGACGTAGACGGAGTCTTCGAGCGCCAGCGCTGGCGCCGAGCAGAGGCCCAGCGCCAGCGCTGTGATGATGGCTGCGAAACGCACGCATCAGCTCTCGACGTACGAGCCCCCGACGTAGCCGTCGGTTACAGCTGAGCCGCCGCTCGTGATCTTGATGCAGAAGCATTGCAGACCGGTGGTGGTCTTGGCCGCATTGCTCCCCTCGGTCGGCGTGTTCGCGGTCGCGTTGATCGTCACGGACGAGCCGTCGTAGGTGAGCGCGCCCGTGCATGCGCCTGCGCCAACTTGGAACGTGACGTTCGAGGCAGTCTGCGCAGTCGTCATGAGCAGGGAGAGGCGATTGATCGTGCGATCCTTGAGGGGCCGCCGGCAGTCGCTCTCGTTCGTGTAGAAGCGGCCAGTGAGGTCCATGTACCGCGTGGCACTCGCCCCCATGCCAGCGAGCGGGGTCTCCGAGGAAATCGGGATCGCGACCGACGTCAGTCCGGCGCTCGTGCCGTCACCCTGCAGCACCCAGGTGTTTGTCGACTCGCAGGCGTAGATGCGCTGGCCCGACGTCGCGTCGGTGTCCATGTAGACGTCGCCAACCGCGCATGTGCCAGGGAGGGTCGTGCTGTTGGGTACGCGGAGCACGCCCGACGTAAAGTTGTGCGTGCCGGTCCACGTGAAGTTCGCGGTCGGGTCGACCTCGTACCTCTCGGGGTTGCTCGAGTTCCGCCGCAGGCCGCCACCCGACGTGATGTCGAACGCGGCCGCCGACATCGGATTCCCGAGCACTGACACCGCGACCAGCAGCCCCGCCACGAACGGCGCACGCCGCACCCACCGCCTCATTCCCCAGATCGTCATCGCCACCCCCTCCTCACCCGCGGCGGAACCGCAGCGTCAAGTTCATGTTCATCCCGGGCACGCCGGTACCCAGAACGACCTTCACCGCATATCGATCGCCGGCGTTATAGGAGACCGATCCGTCGACCCCGAAATCACGCACCGAATTCGCGATCGTCGTCGCGATCGTCTGATCCGAGCCGACCTGCCCGGACGGCGCGCGGCGCAGCGTGTATGCGACCCCGCCCGCGCCGGGGTTCTGGTCGACCGTGCCGAACATCGCGACGATGGACCCGGCGTAAGTCGCCGGCGTCCAGACGTCGTCCTCGCTCGACGACCAGCCGCCCGGCCCGAGGTAGAGCGTAAGCGGGCCCGGGGGCATCGTGTTGATCGAGGGCAACTCGATGTCGAACTCGACCGGCTTGGCCGCGGGCGCGCACGGCGCGCACGGGCGGCCGAAGATCTCGATCTCTGCCTTGGGCCTGGTGTCGGAGACCTCGCGCAGCACGCCGCTCGAGTCGAGCAGGATCGCGGTCCGGCCGAAGTTCGAATCGCGGAGCCCCGGCTCCTTCTTCGATGACGTGAACGTCTCGGTGACGTCGTCGACCCGCAGAGACGAATGCACGCCGACGTCGGCGACGTACGTCCAGTGCAGCGTCAGGAACGCCTGCACCTGTTTCCGCACGGCGTTCGTCAGGCCGGCCGAGGCAAGGTACGCGTCGTCGAATGCGTCGGTGACCGCCAGAAATGGCGCGAGCGCGGCGTCGTCGCGACCCGTGTCGTGGATCGCTCGGACGTCCGCGCCCGTGATCAGGAGCATGGCAGGCTCGCGGAGCCCGCCCGCTTACTCGTCGTCGCTGCGAACGAACGACGGCGGCGCGACCGGCGCGACGGGCGCGACGGGCGGCGGGGCGGCGGCGGCGGCGGCGAGCTCCTCGAGCGGCGCGATCGCGGCCTCGTTGACGTCGGCGAGCTCGACGACCACCTCGATCGACGGCACGCCCTCCAGGCGCTTGAGCTCGAGCCCCGCCGGGTTCGCGTCGCTCTTCTGAAGCGCCTTCGCGGCGTCCTCAGTGAGGAAGATCGTCTCGCCGACTCCGAACTCGCGCAGATTGCCCGCGTGACCCGGCTTGGGGTCGGCCTGGGAGCAACCACCGCTCATGATGCAGTACGCGTCGCGGATGACCTTCTGCTCGGACATAGAATGACCTCCAGACAGGCGATCGCGGGCCCCGCGCACGAGTGCGGGGCCCGGTCGCTGGTTTGACGTCGACGACGGCTATTACGCCGTGAGCTTGGCGATGCCGCTCTTGCTGCCGTACGTGGCCTTCGCCCGCGGGATCACGCAGCCCAGCAGCTTGAAATTGAGCATGAGCCCGGCCTGCTCGTCCCAGTGGAAGACCGTGATCGGGACCGGGTTCTTGTCGGGCGCGTTGATCGGATCGTCCGCCGAGCCGCCGAAGTCGCCAACGACGACCTCGAAGACGTCAGAGGATCGAACGTACATGAGGGCGGTGTTCGCCGGCAGCTTGTCGGCCGCCTGGATGTGGAGCGGCTGTCCGCCGCGCTCGAGCTCCTTGAGGAAGGACATCGCCGTCCGGTCGGTGGCGGTGTTCGTGAGGAACGAGAGCGCGTTGAACCATGCCTGGGGCACAAGCAGGTCGACCGCGCCGTAGGCGAAGTCCGCGTCGAGCGCGGCGAACATCGCCTTGACGTCGGTCAGGATGCCCGCGACGGTCTTCGTCGGGTCGTCCCACGGCTTGCCGCCCTCGTACTGGACGCCGTGGATGTTCGGGGCGTTGAGGATGCCCTTCGCGACCGCCGAGCCCCACTGCGGCAGCGCGACGCCGCCGACGGTGCCGCGGATGACCGACTCCTCGAATGCCTCGGCGAGATCGCGCGCCTTCTGGCCGATGAGGGTGAGGTCGAGCGGCAGGAGACCCTTGCGCGAAGTGAGGAGCTCTTGGATGCCGAGCTGGAAGTTGGCGAAGCCGTAGTAGACCGGCGTGTAGACCGGGGTCTTGTCCGGCAGGTCGCCCTCGGTCCGCTTCGTCGGGTTCCGATCGAGCGTGGCACCCGACGTGTCGCTCATCGTGTAGTGGCGGAGCGACTCGACGGCGAAGGGGTTGCTCAGGCGCGTCCACTGCCCGTTCTGGATCAGGCGCGCGATGACGCCGAGCCGCGGCATGAACTCCCGAATGACACGCTGGTCGACGACGACCTGCTCGTCGATCAGAAGCGGCGAGTTCGCGCGCAGTGCCTTCTCGGCGTTGAGGCCGTGCGCGAGCAGCCTCGATCCGAAACCGCCCATGCCGCCCGAAGCGGCGAGGGCCTTGAAGTCCCCGATCATCCTCCCATCCTCCCCAATGGACCTCGCGGCCCTGTGGACATTGTCAACACCGCGGGCAAGCTGAACTCAGCGAATCTCGACGCGGATCCGAACGGGCGAGCCGTTGGCCGAGTTGTCGATGGCCTCGAGCGCGTACCCGACGATCGCCTCGGCGTAGATCGTGTAGGACGCGGCGCCGCCCTCGTTGACGGCCTGCGGCGTGTGCTTGCGGAGCTTGCCGTTGCCGTTCGACTCGAGTGCGTCGCCGATCGCGACCGCGGCCGCGTTCGCGGCGAGGTTCGCGTTCATGATCGCGCCGCGCGTCGGCACGACTACCCGGACGTTGTCGTTCGCGCTGTAGTCGTCGTCGATGCCCTTGTTCCGGTCCGGAACGTTGTCCGCGAAAAGGAACGCGTGGTTTCGCCCGGCGTTCCCGTGGCGAATCATCTGCGTCGCGGACGAGCGCGCAAGGAGATCGCCCGGGGTGATGGTGCCACCCGCGACCGTGCCTTCGCCGACCTGCGTCGCGATCCCGTAGAGAACGACCTTCCTCGCTGCCATATCCGCCTCCGCCTCCACTCCGCGCGGCCACTAGGCCGCCGATGATCTCCCTCTCCGGGATCCGTTCAGGCCTTGCTGAAGTCGCACGCCGGCATCGGCGGCGTCTCGTTCTTGTTCTTGTCGCCCGCGGCGGCCGCCGTCATGGCATCGCCGGACGTGCCGCGCCCGCTCTGGTCGACCGGGATCGTCGCGGCGTAGAGCACCTCGAGCTCCTTGAGGCCCTTGCTCGCGAGGAACTCCTTCGAGAGCTTGCCGCCGCTGTTGGCGGCGATCTTCTCGCGGAGCGTGTTCTCCTTCGCGGCGCGCTCCCGGCGGAGATCCTCGAGCTCCTCACGAACGCCAGCCGGCGCCGCGGCGAGCCACTCCGCATCGGTCAGCGGCTTCGCGGCCGCGACCGGAGTCTGCGTGGATGCAGCGGCGGGCGCCGACGTCGCCGGCGCCTCGGCCGCTGCTGTCGCCGGCGCGGGCGTCGCGGTCGATGCCGCGGCCGCAGTCGGCGTCGCCTGAGTCTCGGGCGTCTTGTCGCCGCCCGCAGACGCGGCCGCCACCGGCGCGGGCTTGCCGTCGCCGGAAGCGGAAGCGCCCGCGGGCGCCCCCTCGCAGCTGCAACCGGACGCCGAAGCGATCTCGGCGAGCTGCCCGTCGGCGAGCTTGCTCAGCCAGTCGCGTGCTTCGTCCTTGTACTTCCCCGAGGCGATCAGCCGATCGATCGTGCCCGCCTTGTCCATGTGCCGTCTCTCCCTCGTCCCGCGCGTCCCGCGCCGTTCAAACGGTCGTTCGATTGAATCGATCGATCGACCTAACACCAGGGCCTTTATCGCGATTCCAACTTTGCAGCAAACGGTGTTTGATGTTTCGCTAGGTGCGCGCCGCGCCACAGCCGTCACCGAGGCTACACGCCCCCGGCACGCCCGGCGGCAGAAGCGCTAGGTGGTCGAACGTGATGTCCATGTGGACGCCCGTGTAGGCGACCCCGCCGAAGGTGCTGTTGGCGGCTACGATGCGCGCGGCGTACGCGACAGAGACCTCCGTCTGCTGGCCGGCGAGAAGCGCGTCGGCGATCGCCGAACTCCCGGGGCCCGCAGACCGCAGAGCGGAGATGCTCACGGTCGCATCGACCATCATGCGGTCGCCCTCGATCCGTGCGTTGGCGACGGTCCCGACCCGGACGCCCGTCCCCTCCCGAAACGGCCGCTCGTCGTCGACAGAGACCACCTCGGGATTGCCGTCCGCCAGTGCTGGGTGGTCGAACACGACCGGCATCTCCTGGGCGCTATCGAGCCCGGCTGCGAGCTGGCTCGCGAGCACGAGCTCGGGGCCGAGCGAGCCCATCGGCCGACGCACACCCTCGACCGCAGCGACGACCGGGAACGTCATCTGGTCGCCGTCGACCTTGACGGCGGACGCGACCCGGAACGACACCACGCGCGGCATCGGTGCCGGCGGGGCCGCGCCGCGCGCAGCGAGCAGCGTCCGCGTGGCCCGGTAGACGTCTGCTGACCGCTGGGCCGCGAGCACCTCGGGCGACTCCGTCGCGAACGGGATGTCGATCGCTGCGCCCGCGAACGCGACCCGCACGCGGTCGAAGACGAGCTCGCCCATGCGCGGGACCATCTTCTCGGTGGCCGGGAAGACCTGCACGTTGTCCTTTTCGGTCAAGTACTTGAGCGTTAGGTGCGCGGCCCACGGACGGTGCTGGTCAGGCGACTCGGGGAGCATCCACCAGAGCGCCCGGTGGAACTGCTCGATGGCCTCGCCGCCGATGTTGAGGATGAGGCACGGGGTTGGACCCGTCGGATTGAAGACGCCCGCCCCGAACGCGGCGCCGAGGAGCGGCGTAAACTGCGAAGCCTCCATTCGGACAGTGTCGATCAGGTCGCGTCGCGCCTCGATCGGCATCGCGCTCGCGTCCCCGAAGTGGAACAGCGTCACGTGGAGATCCTCGGCCGCCTCGCCGCCGTCGAGCGCGAGACGCGCGGCGTCCTCGGCGCGGGGCACGAGCGCGACCATGACGCCGGTGTGCTCCACGTCGGCGTCCGCGTGCGTCAGGCGATAGTACATCGCCGACTCGATCGCGGCCTCGACGGGGTCACGCGGCAGCACGCTGGTCCTCCTGGGCCGTGGGCGCTCCGGGGGGCGCTCCGGGCGACGTAGAAGCCGGCGCCACGGGCTCTGGCGTCGGAGTCGAGACGTCCTCGCGGCTGTCGCCCTTCGGCATCTCGCGCGGAAGGTTGAGGAACTTCTCGCGCCACTCGCCCTCGCCGATCGACGATCCGCCCGGCGAGCTCTTCGCCTTGCTGCGGTTGAAGTCGGCGCGCGCGTAGGTGTCGGCGACCTCGGCCTGGAACATATCGTCGTGAACCGGCGGCCAGATCACCTGCGCATCGAGCGCCTTCACTGGAAGTACGCCGGCATGTACGAGGCGGCGGACGAGGGGCGTGAGCACGACCTCGTTGCCGTACGTCTCGCGGCGCGACCAGACGTCCTCTAGCCACGAGCGACGATCCTGGCTCGTCGTGTTCTGTCCGCGCTCGGTGCCGAAGATCATTCGATACGGCAAGCCGGTCGTCCCCGTGATCAGCGCGGCGAGCACGCGGAACACGGCGAACGGATTAACATTGCCCGCGCCGAGCTCGTTCAATCCTTTGATTGTCACGCCGCGCGTCCGGATCTCGCGGCTGAGACCGTGGCGATAGGACTCGATCTGCTCGCGGAGAGCTTCCTTCTCGGTCTCGCCGAACGCGACCTCTGGACTCACGTCGAATTGCAGGCCGCGATTCGCGACCAACCAGAACACCTCGGCGCTTCCACCGGAGATCTTGTCGAGGTCGTCGAGGCGATCCCACACGCGACGGAGGCGCGGCGTTCCGTAGAGGTTGTCCTCGAGCGTGCCCTCGGCGATGTGCACGATGCGCGAGGCGTGAACCTTCTGCGTCATCCGGTTGGAGCCACCCGTCCCGGTCAGCCGCTGAAGGAACGTCGCCTTGATCAGCGGGTCCATGTCGAGCGCGCCGCGCGCGAAGTCGATCTCGTAGAGCAGCGGACGTCCGAACTCCGGAGATTGCGAGTCGAGATTGATCTCGACGGGGCGCGCGTTCGCCTCGCTGAACGGCGCGACGTAGAGCATTCCGCCATCGCGTGCGCCGTCCTCATCGACTGGCTCCTCGAGCCTCTTGCCGTCGCGGAATCCGAGCAGCAACACGGCGTAGCGCCCGATGCCGGCGAGTCGATCGACCTTCTCGAGGTTCTGGCGGAGATCGATGTCCTTTGCGATCTTGGCGAACTTCTTCGAGAGCGCGTTCTCGGTGCCGAGCTCGTCGTCCGTCAGGCGCGGCAAGGTGTCCCACGTTGCGCGCGCTGGCACGTCGACGATCGGCCCCGCGATGCCACCGCGCGCATAGCGCGCGAGGTAGTCGACGTACGTGAGGTCGCGCTTGTAGCCGAGCACGCACGCGTAGTCGCGCTCGCCCCCGAACGTGCGGAAGTACTCCCACATCGATCCAAGGACATCGAGCGCGGCGCGCCCACTCAGAATTCGCTTCCCGGCTCCGCGACGACGACTCATTGATCGGCGACCCATATCACGATTCGGTCAATCGATCGACCTAATCACCAGACGCAACTAACCGCAGACTCCCCCATTAGAAGGCGCACCATACCTGCAACTGCATTTGCTTTGTCATCATGTCCGTGGGGCGGATGGTCGATGATTTCCTTCCCCGAAGGTGACGATCGCCGCTCGAGCTGCGAGAACTGCACGGCGAGCTCTGGGTCATCGAGCAGCCTCACGGTCTTCGAGAACAGGTGCGGCAGGCAGTCGACGAAGAGCTCCGACTTCGACTTGGAGTACAGCTCGTACTCCATGCCGTTCTGCCTGAACTCGTCGCGCGGCCACTCGCCAGCGAACCGGTCGCCGTAGACCTTGTGGATGCGGTACGGGCGCGCGAACTCCACCATTCGCTTGACGACCTCGCGCGGCACGAACGGCGGCGAAACGGACAGGGTGGCGTCGTGAATTGCGGTGTCCCCGCTCCGATGCCCGATCGTCATCACCATCGGATCGCCGCGGCCGCCAGATGGATCGACGAACGCTCGGTACGTGCACGACGCCGCCGGCGGGATCTGCGTCTGCCCGACCGCCATGCACTCGCGCACGATCTCGAGCGGGACGAACTTCTCGATGTCCGTCCTGAACTCGCCGCCGTACTCGGCGCGTGCGCGCGCCGGGTCGCGCTCGTACTGCTTGCGGACGAACTCCTTCGTGACCGTCGGGTTCATCGAGCGCGTGTTCGACTGCCAGACGAACACGTCCGGATCGCCTTTCTCCCCGAAGTGGCGGTCGTAGACGTTCCACAGCTCGCCGACGCGCGCGTAGGGCGACGAGATCGCCATGAAGATCGCGGACGGGATCGTCGCGAAGCGCGACCGGACCGCCGTCACGATTTCGCCGTCGGGGTTCGCGCCCTCCGAATTCCAGACCGCGATCTCGTCGAGGACCGCGGCGACCACGGTGTACCCGCGAATGCTCTTGAAACTTGCGGTGTGGACCTCGATCCGGATCCGGTTCTTGAGGGTGATCGACTCCTGCGTTTCGCTCTCGACCTCGTCGCGCAGGAGCTCGTTCTCCATGAAGAACGCGCGGATGTACCCGAAGACCGTTCGCGCCTGCTTGCGGTCGGCAGCGACGACCATGACAGTGCCGTACTCGCCGGGCGCCAGGAACGGGCTGTAGTCGCGGAAGCGCGCGAGGAACGTCGCGATCGTTGCGGAGATTCTGGAGTTGTGCGTCGGGACCATGGACCGGCCCGCCAGGAAAACCCCCTCGTCGTTTTCGACCTGAATACAGCGGACCGGCACCGATGGGCACGGGCGCACCTCCACGACATGCAGGAAGTCGCGCGCGCCGCTTCGTTTCGCTGACCGTGCCATACCCACGACCTGGCGAGCAGCCTTGCGCGGCAGCAGGAACACGGGCTTCTTGGGTGCGAAGTGTACGGTGAACTTGGGACCGATCACGCGCCCGTTCAGCTTGGCGACACCCTCCGAAACCGCGGACCGCCACCCCAGGCTACAGGCAAGCTCGTTGACCTGATCGGCGAGAATGGACGACGTAGACGAGAACGAACACTTGCCGTCGGCGGAGCAGTATCCGTCGGTGTCCATCAGGCCGCGAAGAAGGTCGAGTCTCTGATTCTCTGAAGCGCGCAAGTATGCCGGCGGGACGTGCTTGTTCTTCAGTAGTCCAGCCAGGCGGAGCTTGGCGTGTAGGCCGAGAATCCCGTACCCGTACTTCGCCGCCCACTTCGTGGTGCGAAATCCACGAGCTCCTATCTCCGCAATCAGCTCGGGGTCTGCCGAAGTGATACATCCACCCGCAGAATGACCATCGCCAAGCCACGCACCGAGAACGTAGGGATCGATCGGTAGTTCGGCCTCGGGTGACCGCAGAGCCGCGGGCAGTCGGACGGCGAAGTTGCCCTGGTGTCCGTTCCGGGCACGTAGCCCCGAGAACAGCTCGCGGGTTACCACCGTCCGCTCGCCGATCGTTGCGTCACGCCCCGCGCAACCGCATGTGTGCTTGCGCGCCTGAAGGTTGTTCGAGGCGATCACGCAGGCTCCGCCACACTCGCATCGTGCTGCCCAGAGCATGTGGTTTCGCCTGCCGACCGGGTAGAGGGCAGTGAGCTTGCCGAACTTCTGGCCGGTCAGATTTTTCGCGACCGGCCCGAGGGGAATGGGTTTCAGGGTCGAGATGTCGACCTGGCTAGGCGGAGCTTGCAGTCGTCGATACCCGGCCTTCCTCGTGCGGTAGTCCTCGACGACCCACTCATGCTCGGCATCGGCAACGATCACTTCCCCGTTGGAGAACTCCACCTCGTAACAAGGCCGATCGTACTGGGCGGGGGTCGTGGCGATGACTCGCGTCGGGGCGCCGTCCCGACCGTAGACGACGTCACCGACGGCGATGTCGCCCATTGTCGTCCATCCGCCGGGTGTCGGAACCGGGGTGTCAAGCGCGAGTGCTTTCCCCCCGCGGACTCCAGTCGGAATCCAGGCCTCCGACGCCTGCTTCGTCGGCCACTGCGACCGGCCGGTGTGCTTCTGGTAGAACTCGAGCGCGCTGATCAGCCGCTCGGGCTCGTCACTCCCATCGATCGCGTCGATGACGCTGTAGTTCGGCGGTGGCAAGCCGAACATCGCCGAGAGGCAGATTTTCCAAGGCCTCCACGCCTCGACGGGCTGGAAGAACGGCGCCAGGAGAAGCTTGTTCTCCATGACGCCGATGATTGACGGTCCGAGGTCGATCTTGGACCGAGCGGTGGCAATCCGTGCCATCGCTGCCGGCTTGTACCACGAAACCGGCTTACTGAAGAAATACTAGGACGCCCACGCCTGCCGCACGCGGCGAAGCGCGCGGCGCACCGCGAATCGAATTCGCTTCATCCTTAACTCCTCAATCCCGGAAGCGCCCCTCGTCGCGGGGGCGACAGCCAACATCACGGACAATTCCGTGCGCCAGCAGGGGCGCTTCCGGGCCTACTGAGCGGCGCCGGGTCGGGATTAGGGACCAGCCCGCCTTCGACCGACGTCGCCCCTGCGAGCGTCGGCCGAGCTCGTGCGGCTCTAGGCCGCGTACTTCCAGATGGTGCGCTCGCTGACGCCGAGCTTGTCGGCGTACTTCATGACCGTCTTGCCGATGGCGCCGCGCCGGCCGGACTCGCGAGCCTTCTGCACGTCGGCCTGGATGCGCGCCGCCTGCCTGTCGGTGACTGAACGTTTCATCTTCGCTCTCTCCTGTTTGCGCGCAACCGGGCGCGCTGCCGTGCGGCGCCTCATGCCGCTCTCTGACGCTTGATTCTCACGCGCGGCTTAACCTCGCGCGCGATCAACGATGACCTCTTTCTCTTCGCCGGCTCCGCAGTCGCGAACGCGGCTCTGATAGCGATCGGATCGAAGGTTTCGGGCGTGTGGTGAGTGAGGTTCTCGCAGATCACGACGAACGAGAAGATGGAGCCCTCGTCATCCGAGTGGAGCCACGCGATGTCGTCCGGATCACCGCGGAGCGCGCCGTACCAGGCATCCTCGAGGAGCCCAATCATCAGCCGAATGTGACCTGGCTGCTGCTGCCGAGGCTCGACTACTGCGTCGTTTGGATCCGGCGTGAATGACTCGTCCACCCCACCCCCATCACCGCCCCTATGCCGCCGCCCGGTCCTTGAGGAGCTTCTCCGCCTCGAGCGCCACGACGAGCTTCCGAAGGGCGATCAGCGGCGTCTCACCGAACGAGACCTCGTGTTCGGTGTCGGAGTGAGTGACCACGGCCTTGAATTTTGTGTCACGACCCTTGATGCGAGCGGTCGTCCCGACGTTCACGCACGTCGTCCAGCCGTGGATCTCGCGCGCGAGATCGGTCGCCTGGTGAAGCGCCCTCAAGATTGCCTCGTCCATCTACCTTCCCTTCCGCTTCGTCGGACGCGCCGGCGGCGGTGGCTCCGGCCGCTCGTCGAGCTCCCCCTTCAGTGGAGCGATCGTGTCCTGTTTTTGGATGACTGCCGGATCTGCCGCCTGTACGAGCTTCGCGCCGAGCAGCATGACCGGGCCGCCGATGGCGTCTCCGTGCGCCAGGAGCGCGTAGGTCGCAGACCCCGCGCCGAGCGCGAATGTTGCCACGAGCGCGGCGGCGTGGAGGGCGATCCGACGCCAGTGGATCCCCGGTAAGGTCAGAATTCGAACCTTCGCGATATCCCTAGTCGTCGTCATCTCCACCCCCGCCGCCGCACCCAGCGTCCGCGCTCAGACCGGCGGCCGATCGCTCACGGCGGTATTGCTGCCGCCCGCCTTCTTCAGGTCGTAGGCCTTGATCCGATCCCGCATGCGGGCGTCGAAGCTCTTCGCCTGCGCGTCGTCGAGACGCTCCTTGAGTGCGAGGCCGCCGAGCTCGTTCACGAAGTTGATTCGCTGGCGCGGAGTGCCCTCGAGGTCGGGCTCCGTGGCGACGACGAGCTGCACCTCGTTCGTGTCGAGGCCGCAAAGATCGCCGTTCTGGAAGTCGAGGATGCTCTGGCCCTTCCAGCCGCACGCCCGGAGCGCTCGCAGGCAGATGTCGAAGGCGTCCTCGGTGAAGAACCCATACCACGTCAGCGACTCGCCGGGGTGGTCGGTGAAGTTGAACTGGACCGCGACCTGCTCCTTGCCGGTGCCAGTGAGGCCGAGGCCGACCGCGCACGCGCGGCCGGTAAGTCTTCCGTTGGGAACGCTCATACCTTTCCTCTTCCTTTCGCTATTGGGGCAGCGCCCCGGGTTTGGCGGGCGACCTACGCCGCCGCGCGGTTACGCTGGGCGACCTTCGAGAGCACCCAGGAGTGAAGACGGGCGAGCTTGATGGGATCCGTGCCGGCGCGCTCGAGTGATGCGAGGGTGTCGGCCTTGACGCTGTCGGGCAGCAGGTCGGCGTTCTGCGTGATCGCCGCGATCATCTCTGCGGGATCGGCGACCTCGCGCTTCTCGACAGCCGAGATGAAGTCGTCCCACGAGAGCGGCAGGGTGGGCGGCAAGTTGTAATGGTTCTTGGCGTCCCAGGCCGCGCTCCGCTCGGTGTAAAGCAGCCGCGCGCCGGTGCTCAGGCCCTTCGCCTTCCGCTCGTCTTTTTCCTTCCGCGTGACGGTCTCGTGATTCGCGAAGAAGACCGCATCGGCCCACTCCCGAATGAGGGCAGCGGCGCTCGCGTGAAGCTTCATCTGATAGCGGTCGTAGTTCTCGCCCTCGGGGTTGTTGAACGCCTTGACGCTCGTGTGCGCGAGTAGGATGACGTGCATCGGCTTCGCGGCGCGCATTCGCTCCAGCGCAGCGAGGAAGATGCGCCACTCGTCGACGGCCTTGACGTAGCCCTTCCCGTAGCCAAAATCCTCGACCGACTTCTTGTCGGTGCCGGAGCAGATATGCGCCCACACCATCGGCTCGAGCCAGTCGAGCGTGTCGACGACAAGCGTCTGGCGATCGTGCTTCTCGTTCGTGAGTTCTGCGACCGCATCGAGGGCGTCGCGCCAGGTCTCGGGCTGCGGGAAACGCTGCACGTCGAGCTGGCTCGCTCCGTCTTCGGACGCGAGGAAGATGGGGTTCGGCGCGCATGCCCCGAACGTCGTCTTGCCGATGCCCTCGACCCCATGGATCGCGATCCGGTGCGGACGCTGGAGCGGCCCCTTGGTGACGTTCGCCAGCTTCATTCGACTCTGGCGGGGCGCCGGCGGCGCCGCTGCTGCTGCTGTCGTCATGCTGCCTCCTCGGTTCGCCGCCTCGCGCGCGGGCGGCGGTTGCGGCTTTGCTCGCTGGGTGTAGCCCAGCGGCAATTGCCGGGTTCGTAGTTGCCGTTAGGGTCGATGCGATCGAGAGTCCTGCCGGCGGGACGCTCGCCCATGTCGGAAAGGAAATTCTCGAACGATCGCCAGCGCTCACATACTGAAATGCCGCGGTCCCGGTAGTACGGAGCGGTGCGCGGATTCGCAGAGGTGATCCGCTCGATCATGGACGCCCACGAGTGATACGTGCGCGACCAGCGCCCCCTCCGCGAGTGGCCGTGCGAAAGCGTCTTGACAGTGCCGATTTCTCTCCGTAGGCACCCGCACGACTTGGTACCTCGCAGCAGGGCGCTCGATGTCACGTGATGCTCGGCGCCACAGTCGCACTTGCAGAGCCAGAGAATCGCCCTGCTGGTTAGCTGCGAGCCCGAGCGTTGCACGACGGTTAAGCGACCAAACCGACGACCGGTGAAATCGTACCCCTTACTGGCCAATGTTCACCTCGCTAAGTTCCGGATGAACGTTTGAGACCTTCACATATAGCGTCGGATCGTCGAGCGATGCCTCTCCTGCGCAAACGCCGAAAAACGGACAGAGCGATCCGTACCGCCAGCAGGAATCGCTGTTACGAGGGAAGCGGTTGGCCTTGATCGATTCCCTGACCTGCGTAGCGACCTGCCATATATCGTGGCGCGCTTCTTCGAGTTCGCGTTCGAGCCTGACAACTTCGCTTCGCACGTAGATCTCATTTGGACGCTCGGCGATGTAGCCGCGCAGGCGATCCTTGAACTCCTCGGGGGTCTCGTCGTGATCGCGCTGGTTCGCGTACAGCTCGCCCGTTTTCTTGTTGTACTTCCGGGCCTCGATGGGCGTCGCCTTCAGTGGACGAATGCCCGGTTTCTTCAGGACGTCGTAGACGACGGTCGCCGGCTGTTCGCCGAGTGCCAGGCCGCCATCGAAGTAGAGCGAGATCTGGCTGTCCATCCGCAGGCGCTTCAGGTAGTCCGAGCCCGGCGAAATGTCGGACGCCGCCGTCTTGTGCTCGACGATCTTCGGAAGTCCGTCGTTCAGGTCGCGCGTGCGCACGTCGAGCTTGCCGGCGATCTCCCAGATCGGAGACGGGCGACCGGTCTTCGGGTTGCGAAGCGCGGCGCGGAACTCCTCTTCGGCGCCAAGCGTCTCGTACTGCTCGCTCGGATCCTCGGACCACCGGAAGTGGTAGCCCTCGAGCAGAACCTCGACGAGCGCGCGATCGTATGGATCCACCTCCTCGCCGGCGACGGCCGCGAGCGCGAGGTCGAGACGTTCGTCGCTGCCTCCGAGGCGCCACGCGAGCCACCAGGCTTCGAGGCCGGCGTGAACGAGGTGACCAACACGAAGCTCGCGGCGCTCACGAACGGAGCGGTAGCCCAGCAGGTACTTGATGTAATGCAGCCGCTGACAAGCGCGCGCGTCGGAGAGCCTCGAGTTCGTGAGTAGGTTCGACAACAACTCCACCACCACCTCCACCGCACGGGCGGCCCGGCAGGAGGAAAAGGAGGAAACCTCCCGCCGGGCCCCGTTCCCGCGCCCCGGGACGTTGGGGCGCGGTCGCCTACGCGCGACACTCGGTCGCGATCATCCTCTTCGTGTGCTGGTCCTGATTCGGGCAGCGCCAGACGAAGACGCGCGTCTTGCTGCCATCCGGCCGCGGTGCGGCGACAAGCTCCACCATCTCGTGCTCAGTCTCGCGGCCGCAGGCGACGCAGAGTCGCATCATGCCCGGCTCTTCTTCCTGGACGCGCCGGGTCGCCCCTCGCTCCAGGCTTTCAGTACGGTCGAGAGCTTGGCGACGCCCTGGGGCGTCAAGGTGCAAGTAAGGCGCGTCCCGGTTGCCTCGAATGCAAGAGTCAGGCGCGCGCACTCTTCGTCGCAGAACACGACCGTCTCCACCGCGACCGAGCAGTCGCCGGTGGCGTTCATGCCGACACCGCCAACTGCGCACGGATCCGGCGCTCGTGTTCGGCTACCATTGCCTCGGCTGCGACGAAGAAGACTTCCGGATCCGCGGCCTCACCGCGATCGGACACCGGTCGCGCCTGAAACCCTGCGGTCAGTGCGATCGCGAAGCGCAGGATCAATTCATCGCGCACGGAGTCGAGCTCGCGATCGAGCTGCCCCAGCACGTCGCTTTGGGTCACCGCGCTGCATCGCTGGATCTCGGCGCACTTCGCCCGGCGCCGCAGGAGATCTCGCAGGTCGTTCATGCCGCCACGATCCTTTGCCCCGCGGAGCGCCGCCCGCGCGTCGCCTTCGCCGCCTGCCACGAGTCGAACGGGCCCGCGCGCGACGTCATGCGCCGGCGGACGGTGATCACCTGGCCGCGCTTCGTCTTCGAGCGCGCCAGCGGATAGATGTCCCCCTCGACGTACCACTTCCGATCGCGCAAGAACGTCGCGCCCGGACGCTCGCCCAGGGCCGTCGACAAACTGCGCTGCGCTCGTGCTCGAGCCTCCCCCATCACCCATCCCACCCCAGGGCGACCCTGACGAGCGTCCCTGTCATGTAAAAGATCATCAAGACGACTCCGCCCAGGGCCGTGCAAAGAAACGCGCCGACACCCGCCTCCGGCCCGTAGGCCAGGCCGATCGCGATGTATGGGAGAGCAATCGCCAGTAACGTTACTGCGCCCAGGCTAATCGTCATCAT